CGGTTACAACCGAGCCAGTATTGATACCAGTTGCATCAGAGACAGTGATGGTTGTTGCGCCAGATGTAGTTACGCCAACGCTTGAAAATTTAACGACCGTGTTGGCTTTGGTTGAAAGCGTAACTGCCCGTGCCCAAGTCGTCGTGTCACGTTCCCAATAGAAAACTTCTCCGCCACGTTCAGCGAAGATAATGTCGTTACCGTAGTTAAACGCAGACCAGATACGAAGTTGAACGCCTTCTGGAACATTTGACCCCCAGCCACCAGCGCCCCACGGGGGTCCGCCCCAACCTACACCGGTTGTATATACAGCGTTGCCAGCGTTGATATCAAACGTAGCAATTACAGCCGAACCTCCACCCGTAACAGCAGAGACGTTGATAGATGGTGAGAAGATCGTGAATGTGTTGCCGCTAGGTATAGAGACAACTTCATACGGACCATTTATGTACAGAGGCTGACCACCGACAGTCAGCGTAGTCGCACCTGAGAACGATACATACGTGCCAAGCGACAACCCGTGGGCTGTTTTGGAGACAAATATATTTCGAGTATTTGCTTCTGTAGTAAAAGGATTAACAGTCAGACTTGCAGTTGAAGCGGCCGGAGTGATGTCGTTGTAGTCACCGCCTAGTTCTACATAGACCTTCTGGTTGGTCCCAACGAACATCAAATTCAGTCCGTCTGTGGTGACGTAGTTCCAGAGGTATCGGGCAACACCATCATAGGTATCGCCAGTGTCAGAGGAGTTAGTCCAACCACCGATCTTCTGGGCATAGCCAGAACGAAAGCGAACCTTATCGCTGCTGTAGTAACCGCCTTCGTTGGCGTAGTTAGTGGATTCGCGGTTTACGCCAGCGCGGAATTGAAGTTTTTGCAGTGCCATCAGGCAACTCCAGATAGATACAGCGCACGTTCATCGTTACGCCGTTTGACCAGACCCGGCAGCACTCTACCACCCGCCTTTGTCCACTTCAGAAATTCGTCAGCCGCTTCCTCAAAGTCACCCCGGTTGGTCTTCATCCGAAGGGAAGAACGCTGGAGATTGCCAAGACCCACGTTGAAGGCAAAACTGACGAGAGAATCGAAGATTCCTTGATTGCCAACAGAAGCAGGGCAAAGTCGAACCACGCCACGCTCAAACCGACCAAGGTCTTGAGCAAGTATCCAGTCCACCTCGTCCATCGTGAGAACCCGGTCCCAGCCTGCGGGTATCGGTAGATCTTTGCGTTCATTAAATGGGGTAGCGGTGTGTTTTGGGTCAATCACATGGCCGACACCGACAGTCCACAAGAGAGCAGGGCAGCGGTAAGGCTTGGTCCGTACCCCCTCGTGATGTTTGATCATGTCGATGGCAGCCTTGGAGACTTTCACTTTTTGCCAAACGCCTGTGTGCCGAACCAAAAGGCAATGATTGAAGACAGGATTAACATCTCGTCATCCGAAAATACTTCTGCCATCGCAGCGGCAAACGGCACACCCGTGTTGTAGGCGTACCAAACACCAGCAATGTTGATGGCGACAAGCTCCAGCACGAAGATGTAAGTCACAACCGGACGGACAGAAGCCCGGAGGTTGATCATCCACTGACTCGCGCCCTTGCCGATTTCCATGTCGTGCTGATACAGGGCTTGGCGTTCTTCGCCTGCGGTCTGTGTCTGAATCTGCTCTAGTTTGATCTCTTCGACCCGAGCCTGAGCAATGAACCCACGCTCAGCCAGCGCCAACTCACGCTCCTTCTGGGCAGCAACCAGAGCCAACTCATGTTTCTTATCCTGCCGGTCTTGGAAGATTTGCAGGATCTTGGGCAGCCCACCTGCGAGGAACGACAGGAAGGTTGAGATCATCGTCATCATGGATGCGTCCTCTTGTACTCATCGAACTCGGCTTTGAGTTCTTGGATGGCTTTGATTAGCGGAGCAATCATCTCTTCGTAACCGATAGACAGCACATCCTGACCGCCGTTGATCTTGTGATCTTGGTAGCCACCAAAATCCACGCCCATCGCATCCATCGTGGCTTTGACTTCTTGAGCAATCAGACCTTGATGGAAACGGTTGCGTTTGTGCGTACCGTCATGGGTCAGGTTATCCAACTTACAGGCTTCATCGTATGCAGCCCAATCTTCGGGTGTCGCATCCGGACCCGGTTTGGGCGGTTTATAATCGTCACGCATATCCCAGCGGAACTTGCGCGGCTGCAATGCCATGATGAAACTCAGGCCGAGATCAGTATCTTGAATGTCAGCCTTGTCACGAGCGTCCGAACGATCTTGGACAGCGCCGTAAGCATAGGTGGTGGTATTAGAAGCGCCTAATTGAACCTGACTATTTCCAGTAACAGCAGAGTCATAGCCAAGACAAGTAGAATTGGTGTAATTACCCGTTAGATAAGCAGAATCACCAAGAGCAGAATTAGTTGTGCCAGTAGTTATGCCATTTCCCGCTTGATACCCAACTAACGTATTGGCAGCGCCACTAATGACGTTCTGTCCAGCATACGCGCCTATTAAAGTGTTCCAGTTCGCCGTCGTTAAGTCATAACCGGCTTGAAACCCAAAACAAGAGTTATTTCCACCGGTTGAAAGCACGTTAAGTGCTTGCATCCCAACAGCGGTGTTTTCTGTTCCAGTTGCAGTTCCACCGCCTTGCATCGCGCCGCGTCCAATCGCGGTGTTAAAATTGCCAGTTAGGTTATAGCCAGCGAAATAACCGAGAGCCGTAGTGCTACTTGCAGAAACTATTGAACGTGCGGCTCCATAACCAACTGCGGTAGTGAAGTTACCAGTGGTAACAGAAGTTCCAGCCTCATAACCAACGAATACAGAACTAGTGCCAGTGGTCACGCTATCGCCAGCATCAATGCCAAGCGCAGTTGTTGCTGCGGTAGTAATGCCTTCAAGAGCAGAAACAGTGATGGCTTCAACGATGTCTGTACCGTTAGAAACCAAAGCCATCTTTTCGCCGTTTGCAACTGTCACACCCGTCTGACCAGCGACTTTCATCGTGATCGTACCGGACGAGCAGTTGTTATAGACAAAGTAGAGTTTTTTGTTAGCCGGGACGATGACCGTGCTACCGTTACCCGTGAACTCCAGATACATGTTACGAGCCACGCCGCTTGAGCCGTTCGGGATAGTCAGAGTCAGCGTCGTTCCCGAGGTTAGAGACTGAACCTCATAGCCACTGATGGCCTGCTCAAGCAGGGTTCCCAAGTTAGTGTTGGTGATATCGCCCCAAGTACCGGGGTTATCGTTGGTGCCCTGAAGAGTCAAGGCAAGATTAGGTGAATAACTTGTAGCCATCTTTAAGCCTCTACGCCGCTATTGGCGTCCAAATATCTGTATCGCCTGTATTAATCGGTGTCCACGGCCCGGTCGGGACAGGCACGATATTACCCCAAACCGTCACTTGACCTATGACTCCGGTACCGGATACGCCCGTAACGAGGACTGTCGCACCCGCCGAAGTTGTGACCGAGCCAACCTGACCTGTAGCAGAAACCCCGGTAACAGGGACTATTATGAAAATACCGACTGCTACAGTACCGACTTGACCATTTGCCTGAAGTCCAGTGACCGGGACGTTGGCTGCGGCAGTAACATTTACGTTACCAACCTGACCCGTGGCCTCAACACCAACGGCAAAGACATCAGCGTTGGCAGCGGTCTGAACCGTACCGACTTGGCCTGTTGCAGATACTCCCGTAAGGAAGATATAGGCTTCGGCAACAACCGTGACGGTACCAAGTTGACCTGTAGCTTCAACACCCGTGACGGGTACAAGAGTCTGACCGAAGGCGGTTACGGTGCCGACTTGGCCCGTACCTTCAACACCGTCCTCAATGACAACAGCCGTACCAACAACAATTTCATCGCCAGTCTCGCCAGTGGCTTCAACGCCGGTTACAAGCGCAATGACTTCGCCGTTAACAACGACCGTGCCGACCTGACCGTTAGCCTCAACACCCGTAACAGCCAAGTTCTGCTGGGTGGAGACGAAAACCGTGCCGACTTCGCCGGTTGCCTCAAGGCCAGTAATGAACGCAGTGGCACCAGCCGCAACAAGGACAGACCCTACCTGACCGGTGGCTTCAACCCCAGTAACTTCAACAATCTGATCCCCGGCAATAACTGCCGCAAAGGGATTCGCTGCAAACGGGCTAAAGCCAAGCATGTACTAGTATTCCTTGCCTAGGACATTCTTTGCAAAATCATAATCGGCGGCGTAATAATCACGCACAAAGTTACGCACTTTGTCAGTAATAACGCTACGCCCAAAGTCTGTTGAAGCGTTGTACCGAGTTACAGCCTTATCATGATGCCCGGCAATTCTTTTCAACTCCGACTCAAGATTTTCAAAGTCTAACGTCGTTACATTTGGGAAATCCAACCACGTTGACTGGGGCGAAAAAAACCGATCAAATCTGCGGAGTAACAAAGGAAATAAATCAATAACTTCGTCATAGCAAATTGATTCTCTCGTTTTATTAAAACCTGCCTCCGCTATAACCTTTTCAAAATAATTTTCAGTCAACTTTAAGGTGGAAACCTGTTTTAAAAACAAAACAGAACTTTCAAATCGTTTCAATGGATCTCGAAAAAACCCGTACAGCGAGTAGTCTTTCAGACTCGGATAAGCCTCAACAAACGCCGCTGTGTATTGATGAGGGTTTGGCAAACGCTTCCACCCACATGAAATTAAAAAATGAATTGATGTAATTGTTCCAGTCTTAGGCGGAAAAACAAATGCTTGCTTTGTAGCTTTGTGGAAAACCATTACGGCAGCTCCGACTCTGAAAGTTTATGCGGATAAGCAAACAAGACGCCGAACCTATCTTTAAGGTCTTGAATTGGGTCATCTTGTGCCGCCGGTAATGGACAAAATTCATCTTTCAGTGGGTCGTATTTTCCGCCTATTAAAGCGTACCTTGATCTAAACCTAGCGTTATACGAAGTTTGTTTCCAAACTGTGTCTGCGCCATACAACGACTGGCAAAATTCCACGCCAACAGATTCAGACTCTGGGAATGGCAGGTTTTGGACAACCTCGTTATTTACAACGATGACTTGAAGCACGACGTTGTTCTCATCAAGCTGTGCAAAGTGAGCCATGCGTCACCAAGTGATTGAGCCAGAGCCAGTAAAACGATAAATACGAAAACCGCCAGAGACGGTATATGTCGGAGAACCAGTAGTTGCAGAAGCAGCGGCAAAACTATTTGCGTATCTAATAATTACAACGCCAGATCCACCAGACGCTGCGGAACCTCCAATTCCAGCCCACAAACTAGCGCCACCACCACCGCCGCCGCCACCTGAATTTGGAGTGCCACTGCCTGCTGTTTCGCCAGCATTACCGCCAGCACCGCCACCGCCGTCACCGCCGGGCAACGACCCGTCATAACGAGTTCCGTTACCGCCCGTACCACCTCCGGCATAGGTTACGGAAGAGCCACTGATTGAAGAAGTCAACCCGTCACCGCCCAAACTTAATCCGTCAGTTCCACCGGCTTCAGCAGCACCGCCGCCGCCGCCCCCTCGACCGTTTTCCCAGTCTCCACCCGGATAAGACCCACCGTAGCCTTGCCCAGAGGTGCCTGAACCGGGAGTCCCTCTGTTATATCCGGCGTCATTCCCGTAGCTGTCGTTTGCGCCAGTAGCGCCGCCACCGCTGCCACCATTTCCAGAAGCGATGCCGTAGTACTGCCCAGTGCCTCCGCCAGTCGAAGTAATACTAGAAAAAACGGAATTTCCACCGTTAGCGCCAACACCACCGCCGCCTCCAACTGTCACGGTATATGTAGTGCCTTTACTTACAGCCAACCCCGTCCCGGTGCGATACCCGCCAGCACCGCCGCCACCGCCAAACCAAGCATAAGTAAAATAATCTTGGTGGAAAGAATTAAAAGCAGTAAAAACAGTTCCGTATCCACCGCCACCGCCACCAGCAACAACTAAATATTCCACGCTTGAAGGAGCGGCAAGTCCGTAGCTCCCACCAACAAATAGTTGCTGCAAACCACTCATGTCAGATTGCCGGACAGGATGCAGTACGACGGGTTAATGAAAAGGATGTTGGCAATGCCACGGGTCGCAAGCGTTACTCCAGTACGGTTGGTATTGGTTCCAACGACATACCCAGTAGTGGTACTGATGTTGATACTGACGTTGCCAGTCGTATCGTTGTAGACAGAGACAGCGTTACCAGTTGAGAAGGTGTTATTCGGAACAAGTACCTTTCCGCTAGTGCCAATCGTAATGAACTCACCGATGTCAGAAATCGTGAGGGTGTACTCAGACGTTTTAGCGGCACCGGCTGATGGGATGTTACGGACGTTGCCCACGCCGTCTGATACGGTTGTAAACGTAGAACTTGTTCCCGAAAGGGTGGTGATGCTAGCCGACGTTGCATTTAGCGTCGTCAGAGTAAGACTAGTCGGCAGCGCCAAGTTGCCAATAACAACGCTAGCACTCGCGCCAATCTCAATGGCATTAACCCCGCCAACTTGGATGTTCAATGCACCCGAGGAATCGGAAGTTATTTTTACGCCAGTGGTAGTTGAATTAATTGTGCTAGGCATTGCCTACTCCTACGGACGCTCGTTTGGCTGCACTGGCGCAGTCAAGATTTCGTCAGCCCGAGCCTGAGTTAAAAGATTCTTGCTAACCAGATTTGCAACGCCATCTTTTGTGCGCTGATTATCAAGGTCAATCTTGGAAACCATATTGAACGTCTCGACCCATGCTGCGACTTCTACATCGGTCTTAGCAGCAGAAATAACTCCAACATACTCGGCATCCGTCATGCGAAAACGAAATGCGACTTTCGTAATTATGTTAGGAAGCGGGGTTGGAGGAGGGTCAACTGGAGGTGAAAATACGCCGTTTTCGTACGTCCAGCGCGGACCCGGCATAGGGTTCATACCGTCAACGCAAACCCATAAACTGTTTGTATCAAGTGGGCCATCAGCGACAGCGATGCCGTCTACAACATCACCTTTGATTACTGCATAAAGTGACATTATTTAATCCTCAAAAGTAAAAACGAATAACCGCGCAGCCAGCGCCACCTGCACCGCCAGTGGCACCGCCACAACCGCCGCCTCCACCTCCACCTCCGAGGCCACCATCTCCACCAGTCTGTGTACCACGACTTTCCCCGTTTCCTCCGGCTGTAAGGAAACCGCCGCCTCCAGCACCACCAAAGTTGCCGCCGGTACCACCTGATTTACCCGTAATTCCCCAAATAGTGACAGACGCTAGAGAACCACCAGCACCGGAAGTAGTTCCGTTACTAGCACCGCCGCCGCCACCTAAACTTCCAAGACGTCCGGTAACAGCACTAGTGCAGCCACCGCCACCGCCGCCATTAGAGGTAGCGCCATTTCTGTTGTAGTAGTGGCCTGCACCGCCACCGCCTAGCGATCCGTTATACCCGCCATACTCTCCGGGTGCTCCAGCCGTGGCAGGTACGAACTTTAAAGAAGTTGTTCCGTAATTATCTATCCACTCCACTGCATCATTTGCAGGTCTCTGCGGGTAAGGCGACCACAAAATGTTTCCGATTGGCGCCATACCACCGGAAGCGCCTTCATTATTTTGAGCGCTTCCACCACCGCCACCGCCGCCAGAACGTCCCATACTAGCGCGAGCATTGTGTGCCCCTCCTGCTCCGCCACCACCAACTTCAGCGTAGCGAGTTCCGGCAGACTCAATATAGGTTGGCGATCCGTCTGTACTGGCAGCGCCGCCAGCGCCAATAACTACATTAAGAGAAGACCCGGTTATAGGAATCTCAATAACGGCAGCACCACCAAAACCACCGCCGCCGCTCATACCTGAAGTATTAGGCGCGGTAGAATTACCACCGCCTCCACCGCCGCCAACGAGCAGAGCTTCGATGCGCTGAACTCCATTTGGGACAGGAATGGCCTGAGACGTAGTAATCACAGGGGTCTGCGAATACTTAGTGATACTGCCTCCTAATGCGCCAGTACCTGCGCCTTGGAATGTGCCCGGATTCATCAGAAGTCTCCTGCGCGGGTCACCTGAATGTTGAACGTCTCAGCGTTGTTAGTGCTGGCGCGAAGTGACCAACCGTTTGCAAGAATTAACCCGAGATTCAGTTGCGTGAACTGAAATACTTGTACGGTAGTGCTAGGCGTAATTGCCGTGACAAGGATCTCTTCAAAAAGATATGTATTCGTTCCGTCGTTTAAGAACAAACGAACAACACCCGCCGTCGTGGTTCCGGTTGCCGTAATGTAGATATCGTCAATGCGAGACCCGTTAGATCCAGCAGTGAACACAGTGACAATCGTACCCGTACCATTTCGGTTGGTATTTGCGGTAGATACTTGGGCTTGCGCCGTACGAACAGTTGATGCGTATTGTGCTGTAGTAGCCATGATTTATCCCTCAAACAATTCCGTACGACTGGACGATGAAATCTTGAGCACCGCCAGTGCTGGAGTTGGTAATAGTGATTGAACCTGCGTTGTTGGTAACTGTAATTCCGGAGCCAGCGTTGATTGAAGATAAAACGAGACTGCCTATGACAGCACTACCACTTGAACCGATCTGAATGGCATTAATTCCGTTAGCTTGAATATTCAACGCGCCAGTAGAATCGGCAGTAAATATAATGCCATCAGGTACGGAATTGATTGTGCTAGGCATCGCCTACTCCTACGGGCGCTCGGAATCTTGTACCGGCGCGGTGAGAATTTCAGTCTTACGCTCTTCAGTCAGCAACGATTTTGTCACCATCATCTCAAGACCAGAAACCGTGCGAGAGTCATCAAAATTGATCTGACTGACCATGTTGAAGGTTTCGACCCATGCCATGACTTCCACATCTGTCTTGGCAGCAGCAAGAATGCCAACATACTCGGCATCGGTTAGACGGAAACGAAACGCCAACTTGGTAATGATCGGCGGCAAAGGAGGTGGGAGAGGTGGAGCCGGTTCCGGCCCAACCAACCGGTAATTGCCGGGGTAGTGCTTCTCCACAAACGCTTCATCAGCGATGATGGTGTTGGTGACTTCGCCAGCGTCATTGAGGATTTGGTAAATCATTTTACTGCCCCAAGAACTGAACAATTACAAGGCCATTCCCACCAGCACCGCTTATAGCATTAGTGCCTCTATTTGCAGCGCCACCGCCACCAGCGCCAAGCCCACCAGCACCAGCAGTGGCATCTGCTATGTTTCTTCCAGCAGCCGCTCCGCCGCCAGCAAAAGCACGACCGGCACCGCCAGAAATTTGATTATTAAATCCACCAGCGCCGCCACCTCCGCCGCCACCTCCCTTAGTGGAAGTTGGTGCAGCACCGTTAGCGTCTTCGCCTCCCGCTCCCCCACCTGCATCTATGGCCGTAATATTAAAGCCTACAATAGAGGGGCCAAAAAAATCGCTAAACCCAACAGCACTAATAACAAGACTTAAACTGTCTCCGCCAGTAAGTGAATCAGTTGCACTTGCTCCATAGGAGCCGCCGCCAGCCCCGGCATTTGCGAGGTCGGTCATCGTTACATCACCAGAAGAACCGCCAACTCCGGCTCCGCCAGTTGCCACTGTTCTTTCTTGTCCAGCGGCAGTAGTGCTAGTAGAAGCCCCACTAGAATATGGGTAACCAAAAAGATTGACCGCTCCACCGCCAGTTGCTGCTGTTACGTCATTTTGATTGGTTATGTACTGAATATCACCAGAACTACCACCTTGATTATTAATATCACCGCCGGTAGCAGTTCCGCCTATAACAGCAGACATTGAACCTGTGGTGCTACTAACAGTGCCGCCGTCGCCACCGCCAGCAGTAAGAGTCGTCATTCCTGTTGCTGCAACTGAAGAACTGCCACCGGGATTTCCAGCGAGTGCCCCGTTAGAAGTAGTACGAGCAGTGCCACCAGAACCTACAGTAATAGTGATAGAAGTTCCAGCCGCGATATAACGCTTGGCTATAACAAGTCCACCAGCAGCGCCACCTCTTGCTCTCCTTCGGACACTACTCTGGCTATTTGATGCACCACTTCCGCCTGCGCCAATAACAACAAAATTTATCCAACCACCGGGGGCAATTATGGTGGAGGATGTTGTGTAATATTTTGTGGTTAGCGGGAAGTTTTCTGCGCTACCAGTAAACTGAGTAAACACACTCATATCAAAATCCATCCTTCCGTGTTATCGGAGAAGCGCATCTGCGCTGCGGCATACGGAGCGTTGAGAGTCATGTCTTCTGCAATACCTTGAATGTTCTTGCCGTTACGCGCCACGACATTTGTCGTCAAACCATTTGCCACTGTTACCCAAACCGTATCACTAATCGTCGGTGAAGCCGGAAGAGTTACCGTCGCTGCCGTAGCAGCGGTCAAGACGTAGTGGTTACCAGCGGCAGCCGTGATCGAAGTAGACGCGGTGACAGTGACTGGAGGAAGACCTGCTATTCCAGTAGGCGGATTAACAAACGATACGACCTGCGAAGAGTTAATCGTCATGGCAGTCGTACCACTACCGGCTCCGGTCTTAATAACCAAATTACCAGTGGTGTCAGACTCCAGAACAAGGCCGCTCGTAATTGTCGTTCCGGCTAAAATAACACTCATAAGATCACCCAACGCTGACCGGAACTGACCGTGATGGAGTTACCCGGACTGATCGTAATTGGGCCAACCGACAATCCGTTCGTGCCTGTATCAATCGTGTATCCGACTGATGTGGTCGTTTCGTTAGTCAGCACGTTATTCACAACCGACTTCTCAGACGGGTACGTTACGAATACGTCCTTGGTGCCGACAGAGAACGTGACTTTGCTACCGCTGTTGCTAGACGACAGCACAGTATCTCGGGACAACGTAGTACCCGAAGCCGTGTAGGTTCCAATACCCACTTCCCACTCAGACTGGCTGGCAATGGTGTAGTAGGTCTGGTTGCCATCCCCAACCACTGCAAAAGACTGATACCCCTGCTTCGCTCCAGCAAGAGTAATCGTCCCACTCCCAGTGGAAGTCGTCGTCTCTAGGACGCGATCCGCAAGTACGAGGGCCATATAAACCCCCGATTAAGCAATACGCAGGATCGCAGTCGAAGCGGCAGCGGCAGGGAACTGAATCGTGAAGTTACCAGCGGTAGAGGTTTTATCTCCACCGAACGCCAGCACCGCCACAGCCTTGTTGCTTTGGGTTTCGTTGTAGATCAACGCACCGTTAGCCGTCAGGGTAGCACTGGGGAACGTCAGGTCATCAAAGTCCAAGAACGCCGTCGTACCCGTCGAGGTCGGAACCTGCGAGATCGTCAGCGTCAAGCCGCCAGCCGGGTAATTCGTTCCAGACGAGGAAACCTCATCCGAAGTCGTATACGCCGTGGTTGCAGCGCCAAGAGTTGCCGACGAGGTATACAGCGCCAGCTTGAATACATCCGCAGCCGTTGAAGCGCGAACAACGCCAACACCAAAGTTGTGTACCCCATCAAGGATTTCCACCTTGAACGAAGTCACCATTGCCTGAGAAATAGCCATTATAGGTCTCCAATTAAGTGTGCGATTTCCGCATAGCCCTGTTTATCTAACTTCTTACATATCGACTCACGTTCAGCTTTTTGCGCTTCGGTGAGATATTTTACCAGCCAATAATGCAGGGCTTCCTTCGTATCTGCGCGAATAATGCGGTTAGCCGCACGCTCCGCAATCTCTTCTACGGTATGCCCACGGTGGTCTGTTGTCTGAACAAGCACCTGCCCAATTTGAACTTCTGCGCTAAACATCACGAAGCCACCGGAATTCTAACCTGACCCGAACGATACGCATCCTGACGGTTCAAGCCATCACCCAGTCTCATCAACTGTTGTAAGGCTTCCTGATACTTCTGCTCGTAGTACTGCATCATGTCTTGTTCACCCTTGAGGTAGATATAACCTTCACGGATTGCACCGTAGAGCAGAACAGTTTCAAAGTTAGTACCGAGCCAAGACGTACCAACGTCCACAATCGAAGCCGGGTAATAGTAATAATGCAACTCGGCTGTGTACGCGAGATCTGGCGCAGGGCCAAGAATCATCGTGTTGTCATCCCAAATTGCATAGTACTTGGGCAACCCGGTATCGTCCGCATCTGGGTACGCCTGACGAATATAGTTCACATCCTTATTCAACAGGTACGTGTACTCATTATTTGCCGGGTTAAATACAGCCAAGGAGAACGTCGAGAGCCAGTCAGACGGCAGGGACATGTACTTGTTCCCAATCGACATCGTGGCAGTCGAGTTCTTACGGATTGCCGGGATCTGAACGGAGTTATAAATCCGCTCTTCAGCTAACTGCACGAACGTAGGAATATTCGCTACGAAAGAGGTTTCCGTAGACTCACAATATTGCTGAATCAGTGTAGAAAGCTGCGTGTAATTCACGGCGACCAGCCTGACCTGTACTTGGCGTTGTTCTCAAGGTTGATCTGCGACACGAACTTCTTGCCCTTCGTCGCAGCGCCAGCACCCTTCATATCCATGTGGGTGACACCCTTGTTCACATCCTTCTCCGGGTAGCCATTACGCCCCGTCGAGTCTGTGTTCGGCTTGATCTTGCCGGGATTTAATTCTTTCATGGCAATTACTTCGGGCCAGAAGACTTACGAACCGGGCTACGCTGATTCATGACCTTAGCCATGTTGCGCCCGTACTTCTTCATCTCGCTGTTGGTCTTGCCACCAGCACGCATATTTTTCACTCGACCCGGACCGTGAGCCTTGCTCGCCGGAAGAGCCGCATGTTTCTCAAGTTTGCTCATCGCCATCTCAATCTCCTAGGTCGTAACGACCGTCACCGTTCCTACTTCACCAGCCGGGGCCAGTGTGTTCGGAGTTAGCTCCGCATCGAAGGCTCTTGACCCACCGACCGGGTTCCAACCCCATTGTATCTGACGACTGCCATTAGCGCCGTCATTACCGACCGCAAAATAACTCGTATCCGGTCTTGGGTTCCGAAGTGCCTGCGGATCGTCCACTGGGTACAAACCAAGCGACAACTGAGGCTGATCGGGTTCCCAACACTCTGGACAGACCAAGATATTTACGTTCTTGGTCTTGATCACAATCGACTTCAACTGGCGCAGTTTGTACTGAAATCCGCACCGGTCGCACATGGCGATTGCGTTCTTGCCACTTGCAAACCTGTTTGGCATTAGTAGCCACCCAAGAAGCTCTCACGTGGGACAAACCGCACCGCCGCTTTTTCGCGGTCTTCGCCTGCCGCTAGATCCCAAGCTTCGTCGTACTGGGCCTTCAACATAGGAGTACGCGCATCAGCGTTTGGAATCTTCATTGACAGCATGTAAGCCAGCCCAGCAACCATGCAGGGCAAAAACCGGAACGGGATATCCTGTCCGTTGACGCCGTTACCCACATCAAACATACGACGCAGGCGGGTGTAGTACAGAACCCAAGTCGTGCTGTTATCAGGCTTTGGCCATACCGTGAACTGCGGGTAGACAATGACGTTATCAGCGCCCGTAGCACCCGTACGCCGATTGATCCAGATCTGAATCGGGCGACCCGTCGCGTTCTTGTTCGGGATCGACACGTAAGTGCTGGACGAGATACGGCTGATGTTGATGTCCTGCTGGTTTGTGCCAGAGCCAGTCCGGATCACATGGTCAAGCAGGTCAACCGTATCCACTGGCAGATCATACGTGCCGACATTGTAGGTCAGAGTGTGCGTACCCTGCTCTAGCGTCCAGAGGTTAATGCCCCGGTTAGCCCAGTCCATCAGGAGCAACGACAGACTACGCTTGGCCGTACGGAAGTCGTATCCCGAACGCAGTTCAGCCCCGCAACGCTCAAAGGCTTCCTCAATAATCGTATTGAGGTCGAGGTTAAAGTCTGTAGTAGCTGTAGTCTTGTCTACCATTACTTGCCTCGTTCTTCCATCAACTTGACCCGCACTTGCAGGTCGTGGATGTCTTCCATAATGTCGTCTTTAAGTTCCTGACGACGGGCGGCGCTCAAAGGACTATCGGTAGGTACCCCATCTTCGGTAATGAGAATGGGGATTTTAGACTCGATAGCAATCAGACGATTGTTGAATGATGCGATCTCCGCCAACAACCAGCCCACAGCGGCCAGAAGCACCGGAAACAACATATCCACAATCTTCTGCATGTTCACTTCTTACTTGCCCCTTTGACGATACGCACGGGTTTTCTGCGAGATGCCTTTGGGCTGCGCGACGAACTGCTTGCCTTGGGCTTTTCCTCGGCGCTTGGCGGCAGTGGTTCGGGCGTATTCAGCGGGGCTGAGAGCTTTAATAGCAGCCTCTGGTAAATACCTTTCACCCGTGTCAGAAGATCGTTTACCACTTTTAGTTCTCCATTTCTGGGCAGTCCATGCCTTCAAGGATTGCTGCGGGGCTTTCATGACGTATATCCGCCGCCTTTTTCCTTATACCGCTTAGCCAACAACTGCGCCTTACGAGCCGACCACTGACCTGCCGCAGTGCCTTGAACCGCACTATTCTTGATGCTGTTGAACAATGCTTTACGCATACCGGGCTTGGAATAGTTACCAGCTGCGTTGACCTTGCTCTCGCCGCCCTTCTTGAAAGTACGAATGGGCTTGCCCGTCCCGATCACAGGCTTGTCATCCCCGCGCCGCTTTGCTCGCGGCACCTTCTTGGGGTTGATATCACCCATGCCTCGGGAGGGCATCATCAGACCATCCGTCCCTTTGTCTTGCCACGAACAGCAATGCCGTCAGCACGTTTGGAAGCCGAACCAACCGAACCACCTTTACGGTAGCTCATAGACTCACGGGCTTCGTTGACACGCTTGGCTTTGCGCTCTGATTCCTGCTTACGTGAACCAGCCGTAGCAGCAAGGCGCTCATAAGCACTATCAGTGTTCTTCATGCTTTTCGTAGAAGCGCGGATCGACTCGCCAATCTTCTGATCAACGGTCATGTTGCGCTTACCGCCACGAATAGACGAACCGCGCTGACCCATGCCAGCCTTATCCGTCACCGTATCGCGCTCGTAGATTTCCTTGAAGTCAGGACGCTTGCTCTTAACTTCCACTTCGTCAAGTGACTTCTTGGCCTTATCTTCCTTGGTCTCAGTGGTGTATTCCTTGCCACGCCAAGTAAAGGTCTTCAGACCCTGCTTACGTGCGGCCTTGAATGCCTCACCGAAGCTGATGTTGGTGCTACCAGCACTTCCCGACTCTGCATAATCAGTCGGGCCGCCCTCTTCAAACTTACGCATACGCTTTTTAGCGCCGTAGCCACGACTGCCGAAGCCTTTCATACAAACTTCCCTCGGGTTTTACCGCGAATAGCGCAACCATCAGCACGCTTGGAAGCAGAGCCGATTGAACCCCCGCCAGCCTTTTTCACTGGGGGCTTCTTTTTGATGTCGTCGCCGTAGCCTTTGCCCGGAGGAATTCCCGGCTTATCCGGAAGCATCGACGGAGGGATCAAGTCGTCCGAAGGGGACGGAGGGGGCATCTTGGGTTTGTTCTTGCTGCTCATTAGCACTTACCGCCGTAAGCCATCTTGACCATCTTGCCCTTGGTCTTGCCCTTGTGAGCAACGCCGTCAGCACGCTTGGAGGCTGAGCTTCCAGACTTTACCTTGCCGCCCTTCTTCATGCCGGGAGCCATAGCACGACCCATCATGTCAGGAGTCGGCTGCTTCATAGCACGGCCAGCTTTCGCCATATCAATCGCTTTACGAGACATTCCCATGATTATTTCCTCTTGAACTTGCGACCCTTGTCAGCCTTCATGAATTCCTTCCCAACCTTTTGGGGGACTCCAAGACGTTTGGCTGCTTTCGGGTCATTCGCAACCAAGGCCATTAAACGATGTTGCTTGCCAGATTTACTTGGCATTTTCTACCAGCCTGTCAATTTTCTGTTCCAACCGGTCAAGTCGGGCCAAAAGTTGTTCGTTATCTGCTCGTACTTCTGCACGAGTCACGTGGTCACGGGCTACTTCTTCGCGTGTCCTGTTGAGCAGGATGCCAAGTCGTTTGAGTTCTTCAAACTTCTCTTTCAAGATAAAGCCCAAAATGGCCACGATTCCCGTAAGAACCATGTTCCAGACGACCATCTCCATATCAGCAGTTCCATGCTCTGAGGGACTTGTTGATACGACTGTTGGGATCATTGGCCGTCTTCGCGCTTGTCAGCTTTTTCTTCATTCCCGACATCCTCGCACAGAATGATTTCTTACGAGGTCCGCCTTCAGGCTGCGGTGCCTTCAGGCCGGGTTTACCGGGATTAGCTCGGTTGTAAGAAGCCCGACCTTTGGCATTCAAGCCGCCCTTCGGGTTCTTCCCTTCCTTGCGCTGCCAAGCCGGAGACTTAGCCATAGATCACCATCGTCGAGACTACGGCTGACGGGGCAATGTAGACGTTCTCTTGGAAGAGAAGACCTTCACCCGGCAGCAGGACGTAATCCGGTGCGCTGGAACTAGCAAGGGTGTTCACGGTGATCTTGACCGGACCGCCCGATCCGCCATCGCGGAACACGACTTGACCAGCCGAAGAGGTCGGGATGATGTAAATCGCTTTCACACGCGAACGGCCAATAACAAGGCTATTCTGGTCCAGCAGTTGCCCCGCATCAGTACGGGGTTGACTGGCTAAGACATCTGTTTGCATACCCATCTGGATCTCCTGTAATGGATGAAGGGGGCTTGCGCCCCCCTACGAAATCTTACGGAGTCAGGCTGGAATACAGCGCGATGTACTTAACGGTCGATCCAATTTTGACCGGGATATAACCGGCTTGAGCCGAAACCGAACCCGTGGCGACACCAGCAGTGACAGTCGTCGTACCGATCACAAGGGTCGAAGCGGATACAACACCACCAACGATATCGCCCTCAAAGCCATTGTCCGACTTAACCGGACCCGAAAACGTAGTACGTGCCATTTCAATTCCTCACATGCGAGTAAATGTTTACCAGTCTGCATGTCGTCAGTCGGGGCTGTCTGGTAAACGGTTTTTTCCCGATAACGACTGTATATCACTAAAAAAGAGGGGCTACAAGCATTTCTACTTGTAACCCCCCAATCTCTCTAGGACTCAATCAAACTCAGGACGCGCCCGGCGAAGCGAACATGCCCAGCGGGTCCGACCAGCCGAAGCTATAACGCTCGCGGCTCTTGTACCGGACGTTGCCGGTGTCGAAATCGCCATCCATGCTGTTTTGCAGCGGGGTACGAACGAAGTGCTTCATGCCGTTCGGAACGTCGGTCGTCAAGAACCAAGCATTCGTGTCGGTCAAGAAGTGGTTCACGGTGTAACCGCCCGGAATCGAACCCATCGCCTTTAACGCGTTGATGTCGTTGTCAGCGGTCGCAACACGGAGTTCCGTATCGAGGAGTCGCTTGGCAGTGAACATCAATGACGGGGGCACGATGAGCTTGTTGGGCTTCGCCGCGATCAAGAGACCACGTTCGTCGGTCCAACCAGCAATCTGAATAACCGCAGCTTCCAACGAAGTTTCGTTGAGATCCGAGGCCGTCAAACGGTTGCTGTTGGTGCCACCCGAAACAAGCGGATGCGAGGCCGAGAACAACGGCTGGCCGTCACCGCCCACGTAGGACGAAGAGAAGCCATTGTTCAGAACCGACGCCGCCTTGACCTGCTTCGTGTACGCCATAGCGCGAGCAAGAGCCTTTGTATAACGCTTGCTGAGCGAGTCGTACAGGTTGTCCTCAACCGCCTCTTCCGTGATGGAGAAGCCGAGAGCAATCGTCTCGTGGTTGTAACGAGCCGTCCAAGCTTCCTGCGCGTTGTCGTACGCAATGGCCTGACCCTCGTTCTTCACGGGGGCAGCGGAGAATCCGCTCAGCTTCGTCTCTTCTTCAAAGGAACGCTCGGAGGTCTCGGTATCGTAGATCTCCTTGTGCTCCTCACCATAGGACTTGTACTCAAGACCAAACAGGGCGTTCAAACCCGGAAGGAGTTCTTTGAGTAATTGTGCACGTGAAATAGCCATTTTTCAGAACTCCTATTAAATACCCAGCGGGTTGTTGTAAGCGTGACCGCCCTCAACCACGCCAGAAGTTACGTACGGAGCGTTAAACTTGACGATAACTTCAGGGTAGTAAACGGTACCGCTCGACACGAACGCCGTGTCTTCAACAACGTCGATGATACGCATCGGCAACGCACGAGTAGTGGCAGCCGAGCCAACCAACAGACCCTGTTGCGAATCGTTCGTCGTCGTGTTCAGCGTGTTCGCCACGAGAGCCACGTTCAAACCAATGCTCGTGTACTCGAAACCGCCCGTGGTCGAAACCACCAGCGAAGCCGTCACACCAACAGCCTTGAACAGAGTGTCCGGGTCGTCAACCACGTACGCAACAATGTACGTACCAGCCTTGACCGCAGTACCCGAAATCCAAGACTGCGAGTAGGTCGGCTGACCCGTCACAGAGGATACGAAGTTACAGCCCAAGAACACGCCAGCAAAGCCAGCGACAGGGGCCGTCGTCGTCGAGGTCGTTACTTCAACAGTGCCGTCCGAAGCAAATTGCAGCGGGTCACCGTAACCGATGCTAGCAGCACCAGAAGCGATACGACGCTGACGAGTTGCACCGGCAAACACCTGCCCACCGATCAAGTTGATCGGCTTCAAGCCATAAGGCTTGTCAACGGTAGGATAAGCCATTTGTTACTCCAAAATAAGTTATTTACCCTTGCCAAACGAGACCGTAGTTTTCTTCTCAGTGAAGAGGGGCATACGTTCGTCGTTCAGCCTCATAAAGTTGTTGTCCACTGACTGCAACTGAGCTTGGGCCTGTTTCGCGTAATAGCTATCACGCTGGTCCATCAACTCCTTTGGAGCCTTGCAGAGCAACAACCCACCAATCTCAATGTTGTCTTTAAAACGTCCATTGGGATCAGCTTGCATCATCAGCTTGGGTTGTTCAGAAGCCTTCACAGGCTCCCAGCCTTCCCGAAACTTTGCAGACGTATTAGAGGGATCTGCTTGACCCATAATACTGGTCCGAATCCAGCGGAACACCCAACCTTCCTGCGGCTCCGGTTCGGGGAGCGTTTGGGGCGGTGCCCACGACATCTTTCGCTGCGCGGCGTCTCTACTCTCAACTTCTCGTTGCAAACGATTCTCAGCCATTTTAGTTAGCCTCCAGTTTCATCAATTCACGTGCGTACTGTTCATTACTCAAGCCAAGTTTTTTAGCCAGAGCAACTTGCGTAGCCGTCAAACGAATTTGACGAGGTGCGGTTCCCCGCGTTACAGGGGCCACGTTTGTGGATGGCTTTGACTTAGAAGAAGGTTTGGGTTCTTCCTTTTGAGGTTTGGCTTCTTCAACGTCGTCGAACGTCTCAGGAAACCGCTTCCTCATCGTTGCATCGATCTTTTGGTAGTACTCGTCACTACGCGGATCGACTCCAGACCTGACCAGTTTTTCGTGCAGGCCGAGTGCGAGGGCGGTCATCTCCTCGTCCACGCCGAACCAAGTGTTGTTCCGTTTCCAAGCATCGGCTTTTGGGTCGATTGCTGGAGCAGGCGCTTGTGGCGTCGTTACCTGTTGAGGCGGTTGTACACTTTCCTCTTCTGATTGTAAAGAGGGACGGAAGCCTTCGTACTGTTTCAGTTTAAGCTTCGCGTCAGTCATCGCCTCTTGAGCCAGAGCAATGTTTTCGGCATCGCCTGATTCGTAAGCTTGCTTTAGCTTTTCTTTAGCGGTCAAAAGCTCGTTGTTTGCAGCCTTAGTGACCTCTTGGATAAAGACTCGCTCACCAACGCCAAGGCGCTGCTTGAGACGCTTGTTCTCTTCCATCTGAGATTGAGCGAACTTGAGGGCTTCCTCACGCTCACGGGCTGCTGATTCCTTGGCACGACGCTCGTCATTCCAGACCTTTTTCATCTGGCGGAAGCGTTCTTTTACGTCGTCGGAATACTCATCCAACTCGTCCTTTTCCAGCTTCTTAACGATTTCCTCGGGCATCGGGCGAGAATGCTGCCGATCCTCTGGAGGCATATCGTCCACAATTTCAATACTGAAATCGTCTTCACCCGCCGTGTCTTTGGCTTTGTTTTCAGCCTCTACTTCGTCGGGGAATTTGTATTCTTCAAGATCTGCCATGATTTACTCCTTATGCGCGGCGGATACCACGGGGGTCATCGACCACCGCTTCCACACTGTCGTCGTTGATGATTCGGAACTCGCGGCCATGAATGACCACGCGGGTGCCTGCGTACGGACGGGTCAGAACAAAGTCCCCTTCCTTGCACCACGGACCAGTCGGAAACCGATCCTTATCCTTGTAGGCCATGTCACCCACCTTCACGACAAAGAGAACGACCGTAGTCAGTTCCTCCGTACGCTTGGTGTCCTCGGCCTTGACGATGCCGCCTTCAAATTCCTCTTCTACATGAGGAACCGCGCACAGCAACCGATACCCTCTCGGCGCTGGGAGCAACGAGGCTTTCTTGGCCTCTTCCTGTGTTTTCTCAATATCAATATTACTCATCGTCTGTCTCCATCCGTTTTTCAAGGTCTGAAATCAAAACTTTGGCTGCATCAAGACCTTGGATGATGCCGCACAATCTTCGATACTCTTCGATGTCCTTCAAAGTGCCTTGAGACAGAAAAGACACGATGTTGGAACGCTCGTCCTCAAGTTTTGATTTGAGGTAGTCGAGTGCTGTCGTATAACTCATTTACTCCTTCTTGCCCTTTTGGGGGCGGTTACGCTGAAGATCAGCGGATTCTTTTGCCTTGGCAATATCGATGCCCATCCGCACTCCGTCTGCCTGCTGTTTCGCAGCCAAGCTAGCTTTGTGTTTCTGGATGTCTGCGCCCATCTTGGCGGCTTCGATCTGCTGACGGTTCGATATCTCAAGCTGACGAAGTTCGATCTCATCGGCTTTGAGCGCCGCGTCGATCTGCAACTCCTTCTCTTTACGCTGCTGCTCGGCCATTTTGACCTGAGCATCGATCTGCAACTTCTGCTGCTGGATCTGCAACTCTTGTTGACGAAGTTGAAGCTCCATCTGCTGCATCTGGATAACAGGGTCTTGCGCCTGTTGCTGCGCTTGGGCGGCTTGGGCCTCGGCTTGATCCTTCTGCAACAACTTGGCAGCGGCTGCGGCGGCAAGTTGAGATATCTGAACCTCGGCTGCTTCTGGCAGGAAGTTCTCGTCTTTCTCCGCATCGGGCATCGGCGGGAGATTCGCTCCCAACTGCTTCTCGATTTCCTTGCGGTACTGAAACGCCACGTGCTCCATGATGTGAGCAGCGCCAGCGGCCATGATGGACTGAGCCTGCGGGTTCTGACCCACAATCTGCATGATTTTCGGATCTTGCATGGCCATCATGTGAACCTGTAGATGCGCCTCGTGATCTTGGTAGTAGAACGCCTTGACGGGTTTGCCGTTCAAGAGATTCATGTTCTCCGTCACCGGGTCTACAGGCTTTTGATCATCAGCAGCGGGGATAATCTTGTTGGCATTCCTGATGCCCAAGGTCTCAATCATCTGCCGATGAAGATAGGGTAAATCGTAAATCTGAGGAGCCGACTGCGAGAGTTGCAGCACAGCTTGGTACTGCACCACCTTCTGCGACATGGTTGCCGCGTTCGGGTCGGACACCGGGAGGATGTCCACGTTGTCGTAGTCGGACTTCTTGGCCTTGCGACCGCCGACTTCTGGCTCGTAGCTGTACTCCTCTGGCGTATAGTCTCGGATGATCGCAGCGAGGAGCTTGAACTCCTGCTTCATCGTGTAGTGGATGCGAGCCTGAACAGCCGACATCACCTTGAGAACACGCTCCAAAATAGCCAACGTCGTACCGACCGGAGCCTGCGACGACATATCGCTGACTTTCAGATCCGACACAGCAGCGAAGCGGCGGCCTTCCTCGACCACTCGATCCATCAACTGAGCAAGAGTCTGCGAGGGTTCCTTGTATGGCAGCGGGAGGATGTTGTCCTTGATCGCGCCACTTGGTACGTCTACGTCTCGGAATTCTCCCGGAGCAATAGGCGTATCGTCTCCCTTAATTCGCAACCCGCGCGACTTGAGACCACCCGGAAGGTTGCTGAGTGTTCCTGCGTCGATAAGCTGGCGAAGAAGTGATGTAGCTGCCTTAGAGTGTCCGCCGATAAGGTGGATGAGACCAAAGTAGTAGAACCCGAAGCCGGGGATGTAACCATAATGAACAAAGTGCTGTCGCTTGGCTTTGAGTTCATCGTCTTCTTTCCAGTTCCTGCGTATGGCTAGGACTGTTCCTGTTCCCTTCTCAATCGTCACCACGTATGGCAGTGCGATCCCCGTCTCACTATTGTCATCGTCAACGTCTGGATAATCTTTCAGGTCAAGGTTCACGTGCATCTCAAGCAACTGGAACCGGTCGTCCATGCTTGCCGAGAAGCCTTGATCCTCTGCCTTCTGCTTCTCCACCTCGTCCATGACGCGAACCGGATCACCCAGATCAACGTCACGATAAAACCCTGCGTACTGAAGCTTCTTGACCTCGTTCTTGGTCTTACGCATCCGGTGCGTAACACGCTCAGCCGATTCAATGTTGGCAGCGCCGTATGGCACCACGATATCTTCAGCCGGGATATAGACAGCCGTCTGACGGTTTAGTGACGGGTCAAAGTACACCTTCTTAAATGCGTTGCCCGACAGAGCCAGCGAAAGCAGGAGACGCTCATGCTCCGGGCGATACTCCTTCATTTCCTCGGTCAGCTTGTAGTTCATGTCATCAGCGACACGAATAGCCGAGTCCTTCTTCTCCGGGGTCTCCTTGCCGATAATCTTGGTCTTGACCGGACCCATCGCTGGGAAGGTCTCCATGATCGTCTCGGACTGGAACTTAACAGCCGACTCCATCAAGAGCGGGTGGAACACGCCACACGCACCCGGCCACGGCTCTGTTCTTTCCTCGTAGCGAATGCCGAGGATCTTTAGTCCTTTTACATACGTGTCGAGCCAATCCTTTCTTGAACTTAAATCCTGCTCGTAGTCTCCCAGCAGTTCAGACGCTAGGAGTTGAAGTTCTTGCTCATCGATAAATTCTGCAAGGTTTGCGTCGAAATCTTCTGCTCTGGGTGCCTCTTTTTCAAGGCTAATCTCCATCCCATCGATGCCGATGCGAACCGCCTCTGGGTCCACGATCTCGATCTCAATCGGCTCCATCTCGGCAGCCATAGCTTCAAGACCCATCGGAGCCTGCATCAAACTTCTATCGACGGCCATCTAAATTCTCCTAGTAATACCCTTCGCGCCTGTTGCTCTTGAACCACTTAGTTGGCTCTGGCTCGTCAGTTGGCAGGCGAATAAATCCACCTTGGCGGAAACGAAGAAGTGCTAGAGTTGTCGAGTCAACCAAGTCATCATGTGTTCCACTTGGGAAATCGTTACACTCTTCGACTACTTCTCTGGCCCACCTGTGGTCAGTACACCAGACTATACCTGAAGAAAACAAGTCTGACACCGCATTAACTCGGGAAATCTTGTCCTGACCCTTACCCGGCGTGAACTCCGAGATGGGCACACCCATCCTGCGGAACTCCTGATACAGGGCTGCGCCGTTGGACTTCTTCTCCACGATGAACGTGTCCGGGTTCCACTCCTTGTACTCCTCCAACACCATCGCCTTTAGCTCTGGGAACTCCAGTCTTTGTTTTATGGAGTTGAGCAGGATGATGTTGTAGTTCTTGGTCTCCTCGTTAAAGAAGACCCCCCACGTGGTCAGGGCGTTGAAGTCCGACCGGTTGGTTTTCTCCTGCGCGGCGTCGAGGCTCATTATGATGTGTTCGCACGGGGGTGGGTTATCCGCCTCCCATACCTGCCACCACTCACGCTTGAGGAGTGCGCCTTCCTCCGAGGTCGGCTGCTGCATGTACTGGGCTTGCCAATACCGCACATCCATCGAGGCTTTCTTCGCTAGAAGCTCGTCAATCCCCCAGAACTCAGGCCATAGGGGTTTCTCGTTCAAAATGGCAGGGAACTCAACCACTTCCCACTGATCTGCCCCGTCTTCGCGGGTCATGTGATCCACGATCTTGCCGGTCAAGTCCATCTTGCTCCATCGGGTCATCACCACGATGATCGCGCCACCCGGCATCAATCTTTGAACAGGTCCAGACTGAAACCATTCCCAAGCGGGTTCAAATACGTCAGCTCTTCCTTGCTTGGCTTCCTGTTCAGAATGAGGATCATCAATAATGAATAGATCAGCACCCCGACCAGCCAAGGCACCACCAACGCCAATAGCAAAATACTCACCATTAAAGTTTGTACCCCAGCGAGAAGCACTTTTGCTATCTGCTTGAAGCTCGACAGTAGGAAAGATGTCACGGTAGCTCTCCGATCCCACCAAGTTTCTGACTCTGCGACCGAAATTCACCGCCAAGTCTGCGGTGTGGGACGCCATGATGACCTTCTTCTGCGGAAACTTGCCTAGAAACCACGCCGGGGCGAGGTAACTGATCATCTCCGACTTGCCGTGACGCGGGGCGATGTTCACAATCACCCGTTTCTTCTTGCCTTCAGCAATTTCCTCGAAGATTCTTGCTAGTTTTTTGTGATGAGGGCCAACTTTATAGCCGGGGTACACGTGTCCGATGAAGTCGAGGAAAGAATCCTTCCCTTTTGCCTGCGTAATCTGCTGCTGGTAGTTCTTTAATAGCTCAGCAACCCGACGTTTCTCCTTGTCGGGCATCATCGGCAGTGCTGCTTTGAGTTTTTGCAGCTTGTCAGGCGTTAATTGCAGGCTCATGCGGCGGGATTAGGCGGATCTGGGTTAAGTTCTTCGTCTGTCGGCACCCAAAGTGCGGCAACGGGGTGCAAACACACTTCGCAAAACACTCTTCCGTCTACTGATAGGAAGAAAACCGGCTCTTCACAGTTCCCACAAGCCACGATGGTGACTTCTTCCTGCGCCTCGACCGCTTTTTTACCCTTCTTGCCCTTAAATTTGACGATATCACCCATTGCTAGGCCCACTTTTCTCTTCGATAACCTTGTACTCAATGCCTTCTAGCACCGAGAGAAGCTCCTTCTCGACTTCTTCAATGGGCTTGATGATGTGTGTTGTTTCTGTACGGCGTTTAAAGGCGTCAATTCCGTCCACTTCGCCCAGTGCTTTTAGCGCAGAGACGCGAGTCTTGGGGTCATCGGCTGCTTCGACTGTCTCAAATAACTTATTAACCACATAGAGTTTTAGCTCCGCCAAATCTTTGACGATCATGTGGTTGTACCTTGCAGCAATCCCAGCGTACATAGCGATGACTTCGTTCGGATAGATACTGAAGTCAGGCTTCTTCTCGGGGTTCTCCACCATTTCACGCGCCAAACTTTTGGCGGCATCGGCATCCTCGTCTGTCGGGATGATTGGCGTCTGCGTGATGTCCGAGATCAACTTAATTGTCCTTGCCCGCATATCAATTTCTTCAGGCACGGACAGTTCAGGGAAAGCTTCCCGAGCGTTAGCCGGGAGCGGAATGTTGTCATCGATGTCGGGGACAAGCGGTTGGGTTAGCGGGTGAGCTTCCATGTCTGTGGATAGTACAAACAAAATATATAAAAGCAAAGAGCATGGTACCAAATTGATGACGGGGGGGTTTTCTATATGAAGGGGGTGGGGTAGCCAAGTTTTGAAAAATGCGACGTTATTTGTGTGGATTCAGGGGTGTGGGGGGAGCGCGGGACTCCAAAGCGGATTTGGGGGGGTGCCGGGTAGGTGGGGGCTGAATAGTGATTCATTTCTAGGTGAAACTTTACTTATCGATTCACTTGATATATAACTATTACACGCCACGCAATTCCGCGTGACGCAATCAGAGAAAGGAAAATCGCTATGCAATCTCTTAACTTGCAGAAAATCGCATCGGCCAATCTTGAGTCAATCGGTTACGCGGTCGCCTCACAGCAGGACACCGTTGAAACTATCGCACGTGAATTGGTGCGCCGTTATCCGGGCGGCACATTGTCCGACGAGGCTAAGGCTGAATTGGAAAAGGGCATGATCGGCCGCAAGGCTGAATTGATGGGCACGGCCTATTTCGTCCACAAGGGCAGCGAATACACGGCCATCGAATCGCCTAAGGAAGTCTCAGACGACGACGCTATATTCAGCCTCACCGTGCACTATGCATCGGGATTGACCGCGTACGAATTCGGTCAACTGAAAACGAAAGACCCGGCGCAATATGAAATGGTTGCAAAGTGGCGCGACGCTGTTAACAAGTACAAGTCGAATCGCATGAACTCTCTCATGACTGCAATCAAGGCGATAGTCGCTAACAAGACAGGCCGGACACGTGACGCTAACAAGTCATACCTAGACTGGATTGCCGACAATCAGAAAGGCGTGGTTCAGGCGATGCTGAAACGTGCAGCAACGGCCAGAAAGAACAGCGACCCGACCGCACCGAAAGACAAGGCTGACTTGATCAAGATGCTAACCCACGTGATCAACAAGGCGTAACACTTCCCAACTTCGCCCGGTGGCCGCAAGGTCACCGGGTATTTTTTTGCCTGCGCGAAGCAGGATTGAAGCCAGTTCCTTGTTTGTGCGCGCGTGTCGCGTTTGCGCGGGGAGAGGCATGGCCAAAACAACGTCCAGACCACGCAGGTAGTTCCACTAAATAAGACTTCACCTCGAAGTGAATCAAGTTCAAGCGTGGTTAATTACGAAAAAAACTCACGCACCCTGTTGTTCCAAGTCTGTTCCAACTTGTTCCAAGTTTTGTTCCAAGTTCAAAATCGCTAAGTCATTGTTTTTATTAAGAAAAGTCAAATTCTGTTCCAATGTTCCAAGTTTTTTAGGTAGGGACTGGAACAGCAGGGTCGGAACCGAGTCGGCAAAGTCTTTTGCGCGGAGAGTAAAGCAACAGGGGGTTATATCCTTCCTATCTAAAATTCATGGAACAATGGAACAACATACATTTTTTAACTACTACTACTACTACTAAATCTATAAAAAACAATAACTTACAACTTCACCCAAATCGCGTTCTGTTCCATTAGCTAAGTTTCAAAATTGGAACAAGTTGGAACAAGTGGAACAGATTTTATCCACCTACCGGACACACTTCGCCAGATATCTTTTTTGCTCAAACCCCTTGATTTATTCGTAAATGTTTGTTATACTATAGAAAATCGAGGAAGGCATGAAGAGCGACGCTAATTAAGACTTCACCCAGACATGAATCGCAGAAAGGAGAACGACATGACCAAGCCAGACAGAATTACGAACCGGGAAGCGCGGGACTACGTGAAGGCACACAAGCCATTTGAAGCAAACAACATCCAAGCCACGTTCATGCCCGGACGGACTCGGCGGGGTTCATCACTCACGACTTACGTCGTCTACTCATACGGGCATCACTTCCCCATGTATGTGTTCAGTTATGAGGTGAACCGTTGGTTTGCCAACAAGGACAGGTACTCACTCACAACGTCCAAACACAAGGGTCTTTGCCATCCGCATGAGTCCTGCGTCGAGGTAGACACGGCAACGCTGAGACAAATTATAGACAGCGGGGTCGAGGCAACCGTGATGGAGAAAGCAGCATGATCAAGAAGTTGTGTAACCGATGTTACGGAGAGTTCGTCGAGGACGAGCGGGTTGTGCTTGGCTATTTGTCCTGTATGCCGTGTGGCGAGAAGCAGGCAAGTGAGAGGAAGTTTTGTGTGCTGCCCATGCACAAGAGCAACTACCAAGTGCCTGCGAACCGTGAGGAGATCGTGGGATTTAACAACAAGGGAGGACTAGTGCGATGAGTGAGAAGAGAGTGGTTCATGTGGTTGAGTGGTTGGTCGATGACGCGCCGACACTCTTATCTATCCATACCGACCCAGAGTTGGCGAAGGAAGCGGTGAGAGCGTATCTAAATGACGCGCCCTATTTCGGCGGTGATCTGAGTGACTACCGGATCAGACCGTTGGTTCTGAATTGGACTGCGTTGGATGGGGAGTGACTATGGAAGACGAACAACTAGCCGCAGACGAAGCCGCTGCATACCAGCGTGAGTTAGAACTTGAATGGATGGAGCGTGAGGAGTTGAAGGAGGGGCTATCAACATGGGAAGTCACAGAGGGGGCTTTCTAATAGATAACTTTTTTGCTCAAACCCCTTGCTTTATATGTAAACCTTTGTTATAATATTGAAAATGGTAGAGCGACAGATACACAACGTTATTTAAGACTTCACCACGAAGTGAATCACAACAGGAGAGAAAGTTATGGATGGTAATAACGGTAATACACAGTTTTTGTCGAAGCCGGATCACATCGTATCGCTTGCAACGTCGTGCGTTCTGGTCAACGTGGATGTGCGGGTATGGACTGCGACCATGCAGGACAGCGAGATCAGCGACGAGGTGACTGCTGCCAAGAAAGCGGATCGGGACTCAGGCAAGTTCGTCAAGCATCTACTGGCCAAGAACAACGAGCACAAGCGCGTGTTGAATTATCGCCAGACCGTATACAACTGGATGCAACGACGTACGTACGACTGGGCTGGAAGTCAACGCATACTGCCCGTGGTCGAGTTGCCACGGTTCATGGCGGAGATGAATCAACACAAGGCAGAGTTCACTCGTCTCGTCGATGACTTTATTAAGGCATATCCCACCATCGTGTCGAACATGGCGTTCGTGCAGGGAGATATGTTCAAGCGAGAGGACTACCCGACCATCAACGAGGTGTTCAAGAAGTTCTCTATCGATATCTACACGGCAGAGGTTCCGACTGGTGACTTCCGTTGTCGGATTGCAAACGACCTAGCCACAGACTTGCAAGTTCACTACGAGCGACAAGCGCGTGGTCTGGTCGATGACATTCTCAACAAGCAGAAGGCACAACTGATCGAGGTGATGCAGTCGCTGTCCCACTGCTGCGAGACTGAGACTGTCGTGGGTGAGAACGGAGAGATCAAAGTTAAGCGGAGAAAGTTATACGACACAACGCTACAACGAGCGGTTGAATTATGTAACACATTCGCTGAGTTCAACTTAACTAGGGATTCATCTCTGGAGGAAGCGAGGACTAACCTGCTACGCATCCTCGACGGGGTGACGATTGATCAACTGCGTGAGAGCGACACCAAGCGTGTCGTGGTGAAAGAGGGTGTCGATGACATCCTGTCGAAGTTTGGACTTTAATTAAACAACTACGAGGAAAGTGACATGGCTACTAATTTGTTTACCAATCCCGTCAACATCGACGAGGCATACACACTGGCCAAGACTCTGGGCAGGACGAACACGATCCTGTTCGTGGGTGAGCCGGGTATCGGCAAGTCATCCATCCTGCAACGGTTCAAGAACGACGAGGACTACCCCACCGACAGGTACGACCACATCTATCTCGACTGGTCAACGACGGACATGGGCGACCTGTTCATCCGCGCTCCGAATCGGGAGACTGGTGAGTTGGAGTTCTATCCATCGTCCCTGTTCAAGTTCAAGTCGAACAAGCCGAAGATCATCATGATCGACGAGATCGGCAAGGGTGACAAACTGATGCAGAAGATGGCGATGCGTCTAATTCTGGATCATGTGGCGGGTGACTATGCACTGCCCGAGGACTCGATCATCTTTGCAACGACTAATAACTTCTCTGATGGTGTGGGCGATGCGATCCTCGCGCATGGTGGCAATCGACTGACCATCGTGCCGGTGTCCAAATCAACTGCACACACATGGCTGCCGTGGGCTACCGAGAACAACATCGCTGCAACTGTTAGAGCATGGGTTGCGATGAACGAGCGTGCATTGGCGAGTTACTTGGATGGTGGGCAAGAAGAGAATCCATTCATCTTCAATCCGTCCAAGCGTGTGTTGTCTTTCGTATCTCCGCGCTCGTTGGCCAAGTGTGATCCGATTGTTCGGAACCGTACAAAGTTGGGCGACAAACTGACTCACTCTGCACTGGCCGGGACTATCGGTGCTGCTGCGGCTGAGTCGATGGCTGCGTTCCTGACATTGGAGCGGGAGTTGGTATCGGTTAAGCAAGTGTTGGCTGATCCTGAAGGTGTGGCGATCCCTGAGAAACCTGCCGCGCTCTTCATGATGATGTTCAACGCCATCGATACTTTGGAGACACAGGACGATCTGAGTAAGTTCATGAAGTTCGTGAACCGACTGAAGTCATCCGAGGTGCAGGCAGTTTTCTTCACGATGCTGTTGCAGAACAAGCGCACCATGCGGATCGCACGAGGTAACGACCAAGTGAGTGCGTGGGCAAAGACTAACTTTGAGTTGCTGATCTGAGGTGATGTATGAACATGGTAGTTGAGAAGAAAGAACATTACGGGACGATACGGTTCTACCCTGTTGACATAACCGCGCAACGATTCGCCAATCTCATGGGTCGCATGACGTTTGATATCGGACATCTGAAGCGCATAAAAGAAATAGGAGTTCACGTGGAAGTGAAGCAAGAGGTAGTGGAAGTATGAACAACATGGAAACTGTCTTGAAGAAGTCTCACATCCGATTGATGAGACACCCCGAGACTTGTCTGTATGCAGGTGTGATGTTGCTTGGCGAGTCAACTGTCGAGGACAACGTACCCACTGCGTATACGGATGGGTTCAACAAGCGATACGGTCGCAAGTTCATGGAGTCACTGACTGTCGAGGAGATCGCTGCGCTGGTGCTTCACGAGAATCTGCACGTGATGTTGAAGCATCTCCCACGACACAAGGACTTGATGAAGGAGAACGCCAAGCTCGCCAACATCGCTATGGACTTTGTGGTGAATGACATCATCGTTGAGATCGGCAAGAAGGATGCAGGTTTGCTGCGTCTGCCGAAAGGTGGGTTGTATGACCCCAAGTATCACAACTGGTCGGTGCGTGAGGTGTACAACGATCTGAAGAACGACGAGAAGAATGGTGGCGGAGGCGGGCGAATGAAACCGCTTGACGAGCATGACATGGATGGCGTCGAGGGCGCGAGTCCCGAGGAGTTGAAGGGTCTGTCTGACAAGATCAACGAGGCCATTCAACAAGGTGGGATGTTGGCAGGCAAGTTCGGTGTCAAAGTTCCTCGTGTCATTCAAGAGTTGATGGAGCCAAAGTTGTCGTGGCGTGATGTGCTGAGAGACTTTGTGTCATCCGCTTGTCGTGGTGCAGAGGACTACACGTGGCGTAAGTTGAATCGTCGTCGCTTGGCTGATGATATTTACTTGCCATCTACGATCAGTGAGCGTGTGGGTGAGTTGATCATCGCCATCGATACGTCGGGCAGCATCGACTCCGCACAGTTGACTGAGTTTGCATCCGAGATCGTAGCCATCTGCGACACAGTGAGTCCCGAGAAGGTGCGTGTGTTGTGGTGGGATACGCAGGTGCACGGTGAGCAGGTGTTCGAAGGTAACTACGACGGCATCGCTCATATGCTGAAGCCGCAGGGAGGTGGTGGAACTATCGCTTCATGTGTAAGTGAATTCTTAACCAAGAAGTCGATGAGTGCTGACTGCTTGGTGATGTTCACTGACGGCTACATCGAGGACAACGTGAAGTGGGACACAAAGATACCGACACTGTGGGTCGTGACTCGCAAGATTGGATTCAAGCCGGTATCAGGGACTGCGATCCGAATGGATAAGGAGGTGTGAGATGCAAGTATCAGGAGTGGAAGGGTACGTATTAAAAGAGGTCTCGCGGGTCGTGAAGTACAAGAAGCACCGCATAGATCTAACGTATGACTCGTTGACGTTGCTTGGAAGAATGCGACAGGAAAAGACAGTAAAGTTTTTGACCAAGGCAGAAATACTAACGTCACCGCTTAAGTTTATTAAGTTTGAGGGAAAACATGCCTTGGAGCGAGTGAAGGCGTACATCGACGGCTACGAGGATTAAATGATATGACTTGGAATCACAGAGTATTACGCCACATCGATGCGTGGGGCGATGAGTATTACACCTTTGCCGAGGTGTTCTACGACGACGATGACAAACCTGAAGGATATTCAACCGTGTGCATGGTGGGCGACAACATCGACGAGATTCGGCAGATCGCTAACCGTTTGCTTAAGGCAACGGATCAACCTGTGTTAGACGCAACTATCTTTGAAAGTGAGGTGTGACATGGACTTATCAAAATTCTTTCTGGCCAACAAGTTCCCGCAGTATGAGCAAGCAGCCATCATGCGCTCTGACTACTGGAGCGTGTACGCACAACTCTACAACATCACCGAGGGTGAGTGGGTGATCGGGGGTGTGAACTATGAGGTAGAAAATAAACACATGGTGTTCACGACGAAGGAAGGTGTGCCGGTCGCGTGCATCGGACTGGCCAAGCATCCGAAGTCGTCTACAAAGTACTGGCTGTTTGACTACATCAATAATTCTTTTGCTTCTGGCCTGCGATTGAACGAATACACGACGGACGCTGTGCTGCGTAGTACCAACATCAAATACATCGCAGCAAACTTGAAGAAGCACTCCAACCAGATCAAGGACTGGACTGTGGCCGGGCGCACCAAGTTGAGTCATCTGATCAGAGAGTTGATCTCGTCTGCCATGTATGAAGGTTATAGGGCATTGTTTGAAACACCGAGTGTTGAGTCATTAGATGGTGACACTCGTATCGAACTCATCAGACTGGCGATGGGCGAGATTGATCGTGCGTCGATGAGTCCTGACTCCTACCGTGTATGCGAGATTCGGCATAAAGAATATATGCGGCAACTTGAGAAGCGCGAAGAAGCCGCGAGACAAGCGAGATCGTTTGTGCTTGGTGACAAGTGGATCATCGTCAAAGACATTCTCGACGGTTACATCATTGGCCGTGTGGGTCGTGATGCTTTGCTGAAAGAAATTGAGACTTACTGTGTAAGTAAAAGGCACTCCAACCGCGATCACTTTGAGATACATGGTGCAGCGTGGCACAAGTCCCTCGACAATCTGCCCGAGGATCTGAAGGCACAACTGATGCCATCGCTGATGATGTTAAAAGTTCACACGGGGAGTAGCGAGTTGCTGCCTGTGCGTGATACGGCTACGACGGTATGGCCTGCGGCAGGGTCTGTCGTCCGTGCTTACTGGGCTGACTGTCCTGCATACCTGATCGAGGTTTGACCGTGGGACTGCACAACGAACTGTGTGCGTTTCAGGACATCGTTAGAGATGCGTGGCGTGTACCTATCAAAGTAACAAGTACCACCGATGGGAATGAATACAAGTTGTTCATTGATCCCGGCAGAGTTAACTATTACACAAATCAGACGTTACCAGACTTCTTCAGAGAACGTCTGGCTATCATCGCTGCGCGTGGTGACAAGGGTTGGTTTTCTGCCGAAGGCATAGACTTTGAAAAGAAAGATGCGTACATGAACATGGTGACATTCCCGCCGAGAGACTTGGAAGGTTATCCACACCCCGACTTTGGTTGGCGTGTTAATGAAAACTATTACTGCGTGGTCACACCGTCTTCAATCATGGTTTCACTCCGAGGTGAACCGATAGTTAAGGAGAGCAAGAGCAATGACACCCGAGGCGAAGGTTAAGTCTAAGGTTAAGAAGATCTTGGAGGATATGGGGGCGTACTACGCGATGCCAGTTACAGGAGGCTACGGTAACTCAGGGGTTCCCGATTTTTTGATTTGTAAAGGTGGATTGTTCTATGCTATAGAGTGTAAGGCAAATGGAGGTAAACCAACGGCACTACAACACGCACACATGAAAGCCATTCGCGCAGCGGGTGGCATAGCACTAATTGTTGACGAAACCAATATCGAAAACTTGAGAAAGGAACTTAATCATGGCTAATAAAAAGCGTAACAAGACTCAGCGTATCACTGCACTTCTGGCGTCGAATCCAGAGTTGACTGCGAGAGAAATCGCAGATCGATTAAAGGTCACTCCGAATCTCGTGCATCAAGTGAAGTGGCACGCGAAGAAGAACTCTGCGTTTGTAGACAAGGTGTTTACAAAAGCGCGGCTGAAGAAGCAGTCGAGGATCACTGAAGAAGTAACAGAGATGAAGAAGGTGTTGGATGAGTTGGACAAGATTAAGGAAGTAGAAAAGACGAACGATCTTGTAAACGATTGGTTCGACCGTGCGTATGAGAATTATCAAGCCGATCTCGTCAATCACCCCCCGCACTACAAGGCCGGTGGCATCGAGACTATCGACTTCATCGAGGCTAAAGATTTGAACTACCGACTGGGCAACGTCGTGAAGTACGTGAGCCGAGCGGGAAAGAAAGACTCCGATCCGATTCAGGACTTGGAGAAAGCAGCGTGGTACTTGCAGCGTGAGATTGATGCGAGGAAGAACGCATGAATAGAGAAGAGGTTATTCGACTGGCGCGAGAGGCTGGATGGCACGGCATTTATTCCAAACCGTTGATGAGCATAAGGATGCAGGAAGAAAATTTTTTACGATTTGCCGCCCTCGTTGCCGCAGCCGAGCGGGAGAAATGTATAGAAGTACTACTAAGTAATTTTGATATTGAGGACGAGGATGTGTTCAACGTAGCCGCCGCCATCCGTGAGAGGGGTCATGTTAACGAATTGGCAGAATCATTAACTCGTTCTGACAACGTGTTAAAGAAAGACGGTATTCGATGGGAGGTAGAACCATGATCCGTTGGCTATTAGGTTTCTTCAAGAGACGCGAGGACTTTCGTAAGCGTGAGTGGGCGCACGTGCCTCCACCTGCATGGGGAGCGAAGCGTGGAGGGAGGGAATACTGGTGAGCGACTACAGAGTAAAGATATCCGTATCGAACGCACGAATACGTCGAGCGATGGAGGCTGCGGGGTATCCGTCTGTACTTCAGATGTGCAGAGAAAAGAACTTACCAATCGGCGCTACGTTCGATCTCATAAACATGAAAGCATCTCCGCTTAACCAGAAGGGTGAGTGGAGAAAGTGTGTGTTGCAGTTGTGCGATGCGTTGTATGCGTTGCCTAATGATCTGTTCAGTGAACGTCAGAAGGTACTTGTATTGACCACATCGACGGGAACCAAAGACGTTACCGAGTCTGAACTTGTAGGTCTTGCCGGTGGCGAACTCTGGAACGACCGTCTTGAAGATATGCGTGACAATGCAGGGATTCGTGAGATCGCACAGGAAGAAACGGAGAACGTACTGAACAAGGCTATGGCTGCGGTACTGACTCCGCGAGAAAGAATGATATTGAGCGAGAGGTTCGGCCTGAACGGAGAAGTGAGGTCTCTTGAGGATATCGGTTTAGATTTAGGCGTATCACAAGAGCGCGTACGACAGTTGGAGCATAAGGCAATTAGAAAATTGCAAGCCCATGTTAGTAAAGAAACCAACATTGGAAAGATCATGGAAGACTTGTTGGTAAACATAAACGACGAGAGAGATTAACCATGAATGAATGGGACAAACTGGACGATGCAGGTTGCCGCCGCTTGTGGGCTGCTGTTCTGTATCAGGCAATCAAAGATGTGGACTACGGCGAATCACCTGCTATCAACTGGGTGTACTCCAGACGATCTAACGTAGGTTCGATGCGTTGGATCTGCGATATGTTGGATTTGGATTATCACAAGTTGACCGCTTTGTGCATGACACGAGATGGTCGATCCAGAATCCTACGTCGATCAGAGGCAGGCAAGCGTAGCCCGAGGGCAATGATGTGAATAAATCAATACAGGACATCTTCAAGGAATCGTTGGAGATGTTGGATCAGGACAAGTTCGACGAGTGCATACCGGGGTTCACGAAACTCATCGATATGCACCCGCTGATTATTGCTTCATACATTCAGCGTGGCCGAGCGCACTGGGAGATGAAGCGTTGGGACTTGGCGAAGGCAGACTTTGAGAAAGCATTACACCACGACCACGAAGCCGCTGATGCCAAGTGGACGATGGGCTTGATGGCGATGCAGTTTGGCGACTTCAAGCGTGGGTGGGAGTTGTATGACGAGCGTTGGAACAGTCCGTCGTTTGCCTCACCCAAACTTAAAACACGACTCCCCGAGTGGCGACCATACCGTGCCTACAAGTCTGTGCTTGTATGGTGTGAGCAAGGTATTGGCGATCAGTTGTTGTATGGAAGTTTAATTGATGCACTGAAGAGTCAGACTGAGAAAGTCACGGTGATGATTGATGTGCGGTTGATTGGTTTGCTGCAACGAGCGAATCGGCACATTACTTTTATTCCGCACAGCGCCAAGGTGAACAATTCTGAGTACGACTCGCAGATACCGCTTGGTAGTATCGGTAGATATTTCATTAAGTCGAGAGAGGACATAGGGATATTTGCTGCTCCTCGATACATCGAGCCTGACCCGAAGCGTATTGAACAGATACAGCAAGAACTGGGTTTCCCTGACAAGGACTTTGTTATTGGGCTGTCGTGGGCAAGCACTGCACCTCGTATAGACAAGCACAAGAGTATCAAGTTGGAAGAGTTGGTCGGGCTGTGGGACATCCCGAATGCCAAGATCGTCAATCTTCAGTACGGCAAACCCGATCACGACATCGAGCCGTTTGAAGAAAAGACTGGCAAGAAAATTTGGCAGACGACGGTCGGCAACTTCTTTGACTTGGAAGGCGTAGCCGCAGTGATGGCGCAGTGCGATGTGGTGGTGTCTGTCAGTAACGCCAACGTGCATATCGCAGGGGCGATGGGCAAACCTACATACGTACTTGATGCCAACAAACTTTGGTATTGGAACCACAAGATCGGGCGTAATAGTCTGTTCTATCCGGAAGTAAAACTATTCCCCCGTGACAGCGTGGTTGCTCCGTGGGACAAACAGGTTAAGGAACTAATTGAGGAGATCAAGCGTGACTACGATGGAACATTCTGATGACGATGTGTCCTATCTGGACGTTAAGCCCGAGAACATGATCCCGATCCCGCCGCAGGAAAAAGTCTGGGCGACGATTGGCGACAACCTAGAGTTGGAGTACATCGATTGGGACATGATCGAGAACTTGGCTCATCAGTTTGATCTCTTGCACAAGGCAGGGGAGCAGAAGACCGAGAGCCATGTGATCTGTAAGTTATTGGTGTTGGTGCGAGACAAGACGAAGAAGGAGTGTGGTGCGTGAAGATTTTTATTGGTTGGGACAGTCGTGAAGACATTGCGTATCAGGTGTGCAAGGAATCATTGCTCCGATATACATCTGTACCGCTCGACATCCAACCGATCAAGCAAGACGAGTTACGAGAACAGCATCGGTACTGGCGAGAGCATGACCCTCTATCTTCTACCGAGTTTTCGTTCACTCGTTTCCTGACACCGTATCTAGTTGGATACAAAGGGTGGGCGTTGTTCATGGACTGTGACTTTCTCTGGCGAGGAGATGTGGCAGGAGTCATGGACTACGCCGACCCGAAGTATTCGGTACTGTGCGTGAAGCACAAGTACAAGCCGAAAGAAACGACGAAGATGGACGGCCATGCACAGCACAAGTATCCAAAGAAGAATTGGTCGAGCCTGATGCTGCTGAACTGTGAGCATCCGGACGTAAAGCAAAACTTGACTCTGACGGGCGTGAACATCGGGACTGGGATGTACTTGCATCAATTCCGGTGGACGCTAGAAGAGAACATTGGTGAGTTGCCGATTGCCTACAACTACTTGGAAGGGTGGCATACGAAGAACGTCTGCCCGAATCCCGTGGCTGTCCACTTCACTAGAGGTGGCCCGTGGTTCGAAGATTGGGGCGATGTGGAGTACGGCGACGAATGGTTGGCGGTAGCCAAAGAGATGTGACATGGAAACGAATGACAAAAAGCCAACTAGATATAACGTGGCACTTTCGTTTGAGCAGTACAAGTTTTTGTTGGAACGCAAACGTAAGGCACGAGAATTAGACGAGCGCGTGAAATACAAAGACCTAGTGGAGCTATGGGGTATCAAGCAATACCACATGGCAGGTGCGGTTTATCGAGGGATAAAACAATATGACGACAGAATTAAAGCCGAGCGTCGGAGCCGTGACTATAGACAATCAATCACCGCCCGGCGCGTGGAAAGACGAAATGAAGGCTGCACCTTGGGGGTACGGCCAAACTCAGCAGAGTCAAGTAGACCGAGCCTTACAGAACATTCGCAGGGCGGGGCTATCCGACGAGGCTACAGTGATTTCATTAGAACTGCTTACTTTGATGAATGAACTGGAGTATCAGAGGGGTAAAAACATCAGGTAAAATTGTGCCGTATGAAGATTACTTACGGCCAAGTAGATGCTTCAGATCTGGGGATCAAGCGGCAGTTGAAGGTACTGCAAAAGGCTTGTCTTCCGGCAGATGATCTTTATTTCCCGGAAGATGGGGTGTGGTGGATGGCGTACCACAAGACTGCCCCGGTTGGATTTAGTTGCTTGTCGCCATCACAGCAGATGGAGGATGGGATTTATTTAGGACGCTGCGGTGTGCTGAGTGCTTACAGGGGGTACGGCATTCAGCGGCAGATGATCCGGATACGAGTTCAGTGGGCTAGGAGGCATGGGTATAGATGGGCTGTGTCGGATACCACCGACAACATACCAAGTGCCAACAACCTGATCTCGTGCGGCTTCAGACTCTACACCCCCAAGATTCTGTACTCGTTCGCAAGAGCGTTGTACTGGCGTAAGAGGTTGTAGGGGGTTCGATGCCGTTCAAGGACGAGGCCGTACGTAAGGCCAAACAAAAGGTGTACGCACGGAAGTGGTACGAAGGTAACAGACAAGAGGTTATTAAGAGAGCGAGGAAGGGTAGAGATAAAAACAGAACAGAGTGGGTCGCATACAAGTCGAAGCAGCGATGTAGTCATTGCCGAAAAAAACATCCGGCAATCATTGACTTTCATCATGTGATCAAAGAAGGTAAGCGATCTGTCAATTATTTGGCTGTGAGACAGAGAAACATAGCCGAGGCAATCAAAGAGGCAGAAGAGAAGTGCATACCGCTCTGCTCCAACTGTCATCGGATACTGCACTGGGATTTAACACGGAAAGCGATGCGTAAGAGGAGAAAGAAAAGTGGAGATTGAGGACGATATATTGGACTTGATACGTGCGTTACCCAACGAGATCAATGACGCATCTACCACAACTGAGATGAAGTTTTTGACGGTGGGTAGTGTGCTGTGGCAGTGTCACCACGAGATTAAGTATCTACGGACTGAAATAGAGAGGTTGAAAAGTGAGCGTCGTAAAGCAAGAAAGAAGGTGTACTGAGTGTAAGCGCAAGTTTGCTACGGCAGGCGCGTTTCATTCACATCGATACAAGTTTGGTGGTTGCCGATCAGTTGAGGCATTGGCAGCGGCAGGATTTGTTGAGACCGGAAAAGGTTGGAAACTTGTTGTTGCGAGGGCGTCATGAGTTTCATAACGCTCGACTTTGAAACGTATTACGCCAAGGACTATAGCCTAACCAAACTGACGACCGAGGAGTACATCCGCGACCCGAGGTTTGAAGTTATCGGCGTGGCTATGAAGATCGACAACAACGAGACCGAGTGGTTCAGCGGTACTCACGAAGAGATCAAGGCTTGGCTAAACCAAGTGGACTGGAATACGTCTGCGCTCCTGTGTCACAACACTCAGTTTGATGGGGCAATCCTGTCGTGGGTGTTCGACATCAAGCCTGCGTATCTATTCGACACGCTCTGCATGGCCAGAGCAACTCACGGCGTAGATGCGGGTGGCTCCCTCGCTGCGCTTGCAAAACGATATAACTTGGGGGAGAAAGGAACGGAGGTAATCAATGCACTGGGTAAGAAGAGGTTGGATTTTAGTTCTGGAGATCTTGATAAGTATGCTGGTTATTGCTGCAACGATGTTGATCTTACCTATGATCTTTTTAGTAGGTTGGTTGTTACGTTTCCGGAACCAGAACTAGACTTGATCGACATGACGCTCCGTATGTACACGGAGCCGGTATTGATGGTGGACGATGCGTTACTTGTCACACGACTTGAAGAAGTCAAGAAAGAGAAGCACACCATCCTGTCCGAACTGAAAGAACAGTTGAAGTGTGAGACTGAAGAAGATGTGAGAAAGAAGTTGGCAAGCAACCCACAGTTTGCTGCCATCTTGCAAGGTCTGAACATTTCTGTGCCGATGAAGATTAGCCCTGCGACTGGCAAGGAAACATTCGCACTTGCTAAGAATGATACGGGATTCATCGCGTTGACGGAGCATGAAGATCCGTTCGTGCAGCAGTTGTGTGCAGTCAGACTTGGGACTAAATCAACACTAGAGGAGTCAAGAATTGAACGCTTTATACATATTGGTGCTAGGAATCGCGGTCGGCTACCTATCCCGCTCAAGTATTACGGCGCTCACACAGGCCGTTGGTCGGGCATGGATTCCGTCAACCTACAAAACCTTCCTTCACGAGACAAGAAAAAGAAGGCACTCAAGAATTCGGTGGTCGCTCCGCAGGGTCATTTCATTATCAACTGCGACTCGTCGCAAATAGAAGCCCGTGTACTTGCATGGTTGGCAGGACAGTCTGACGTAACGAGTCAGTTCCGCAAGGGCGAGGATGTGTATTCGATCTTTGCATCGAAGATTTACAAGCGGCACATCAGCAAGGCTGATCCGGTCGAACGATTCGTCGGTAAGACTTGTATCTTGGGATTGGGTTACGGCACAGGCGCGGCCAAGTTGCAGCACACACTGAAGACGCAACCGCCCGGTGCTGATCTGACTGAGAAGCAGTGCAAAGCGATTGTCGATCTGTACCGAGAATCTAACTACAGGATCGTCGAGTTGTGGCGTGAATGTGATCAGGCTTTGAAGGATATGATCGTGTTGGAGGGTGAAAGGTACGGATACATGCTTGGGGAACACGCAGTCGTACGTGCGTCTAACAAAGGCATATTCCTGCCGAATGGTCTAAAGATTAATTACCCCAACCTACGATACGAAGACAATAAGGCTACGTACGATTCTCGCAAGGGCAAGGTCACGATATGGGGCGGCGCTGTCGTGGAGAACGTGGTGCAGGCACTCGCCCGGATCATCGTCGGGGAACAGATGTTAAAGATCCGGGAAAAATACCGTCCGGTGCTGACGGTGCATGACGCTGCCGTAATTGTGGTTCCAAAACCTGAGATAGATGAAGCACTTGCGTTCATAACTAAAGTAATGTCTACTCCACCAGATTGGGCAACCGGACTACCCGTCGCTTGTGAAGCTAAATACGGAGAGTCCTATGGGGATTGTTAATGGTCAAGTGGAGTTACAGCAGTCTCAAACAGTACAAGACTTGTCCGAAGCAGTACTATGAGATCCGTGTCGCCAAGAACTTCATATCCCGAGAGGGTGATGATGCCCGGTACGGTAAAGAGGTTCACAAGGCACTAGAAGATTATGTGAGGGACGGCGTTGCGCTGCCGAAGTTCTATGAGCCGTTTAGCAAGATGGTTGACCCGCTCCTTGAGATACCGGGAACCAAGTATTGCGAACACGAGATGGCACTGAATGCAGCCAAGGAGCCGTGTGAGTTTGGCGGGGAGGATTACTGGGTACGGGGCATAGCCGACTTGCTGATCGTAGACGGGGACACCGCCTACATCGTCGATTACAAGACAGGCAAGCCGACCTATGCCGACCCGAACCAGTTGAAGTTGATGGGATTGATGGTCTTTGCACATTTCCCGGCGGTACAGAACATAAAGTCTGGGCTAATGTTTCTTTTGCACAACATCTTCATTACGGAAGAGTATGTCAGGGATGACATTGAGGGAATGTGGAAGGTCTTTGAAGTAGAACTAGGCAGGTTGAGTATTGCATTCGACAACGCAGTATGGCCGCCTAACCCGACCGGGCTGTGCCGCAAGCATTGCCCAGTTGAATCGTGCAAATTTTATGGAGGCAGATAGATGCCGTACGTGAACAAGGCGAGGCCGTACAAGAAGGAATACGAGCAGCAGGTTGAGCGTGGCGAACACGAGAACCGCATGGAGCGCCAACGGGCGCGTCGTTCTTACGACAAGAAAGGTATTAGCAGAAAGGGCAAGGACGTTGCCCATGTGAAAGCCTTGTCGAAGGGCGGCAGTAACAAGACTGGCACACGGTTAGAGCCGCCTAGCAAGAACCGCTCGTTCCGTAGAAAGTCGGATGGGTCGATGAAATAGGGGCTTGACTGCTTGTACGGGAGTCCTTATAAATTGAATACCGTTCAGTCAAGGCGCAAGTGACTACGACGGCGTGGGATTTCATACCTCTCCCACAGGGTTTAGTCCACCCAACACATTAACTGCGTCATCTGAAGATGGTCTTACACTTTCTCCCATGCTTCAGACGATTGGCCCACGTTACGGGCTTTTTAATTCACCAGTGGTGTATAGTTAGGTTTATATAATGCAAGTAATAGAGAACACAGCACTTCAGTTTCAGGTGAATCCGCAACTAGCGGATGAAGCCTATTCGCGCATTGAGAAGTGCGAGATTCTGAAGTCAGGCGAAGAAAGTAAAGAAGTGTTGGTGTACTGGGGACAAGAGGAAGCGATGAAGTTGGCGTCGATCATTGACGTTGAACAACCTGATCCGTCGCTGCCAAAGATTCCCTCACCGATCCTGCGTGACTACAACTGGCCGGGATTCCACACACCGTTTGAACATCAGAAAGATACGGCGTCGTTTCTCTCGGTAAGGCCACGAGCGTTCTGCTTCAACGAGGCAGGCACAGGCAAGACATCTGCGGCGATCTGGGCTGCTGACTATTTGATGAACATCGGCGTGATCAAGAAGGTGCTTGTGATCTGTCCGTTGTCGATTATGTATTCAGCGTGGCAGGCAGACATCTTTAAGACAGCAATGCACCGTCGCTGCGCCATCGCACACGGCTCGGCTACCAAACGAAAGAATCTGATCGACGAAGAGTCTGACTTCACGATCATTAATTACGATGGTACGTTCGTCGTGTTCAAAGAATTGCTTGAGGCTAACTACGATCTGATCATCGTGGACGAAGCCAACGCATACAAGACGACATCGACACGGCGGTGGAAGACGCTTGCCAAACTGATTCAGCCGCATACGTGGCTATGGATGATGACCGGCACACCGGCATCGCAGTCTCCTGTCGATGCGTTCGGCATCGCAAAACTGGTATCTCCTTATAGAGTCCCCAAGTTCACAATGGCATGGCGTGACCGGGTAATGTATCCCGTGACGCGATTCAAGTGGATGCCGAAGCCAACGTCACAGGTTGAGGTCTACAAGGCACTGCAACCTGCAATTAGATACTGCAAGAAGGACTGTCTTGATCTGCCCGACTTGGTGTACCAGACAAGAGACATACCGTTGACTACTCAAGTAGCACAGTACTACAAGTCACTGAAGCAACAACTTCTTATCGAGGCAGCGGGGGAGCAGATCAGCGCAGTCAACGCAGCGGCTGCCCTAAATAAACTGTTACAAATTTCAGGCGGGGCTGTTTACACCGACAAGCGAGATGTGGTGGAGTTTGATGTTTCGCCTCGGCTAAATGCCCTGCAAGAAACACTTGATGAAACGTCCAACAAGGTAGTAATATTCGTTCCATACATCCACACCATCGAGATTGTTGTGGAGTATCTGAGAAAGCAAGGAGAGTCAGTCGCCGTCATACAAGGTTCTGTCAGTGCCCAGAATAGATCGGAGATCGTCAACCAATTCCAGACGAGTGCCGATCCGAGAGTGCTAGTAATTCAGCCTCAATCTGCATCGCACGGAATCACACTGACTGCTGCTGACACGATTGTTTTTTGGTCGCCTGTGATGTCTGTCGAGACCTACTTGCAGTGCATCGGGCGTATCGAGCGAGTTGGACAGAAAAACAAGATGACGGTGGTTCATCTGCAAGGTTCGGATGTTGAGAGAAAGATGTACGCGATGCTGCAAGGAAAGGTAGACAGTCATCAAAAGATTGTCGATTTGTATAAACAGGAACTGGACGAGGTGTGATATGGACGATATGTTGAATACCGAAGATTTGGTTAGTGCGTATCTGAACATACGTAGGGAGCGAGAAAGCATCCTGCGTCAGTACGAGACGGCTGACAAGATTCTGTTGGACGAGGCAAAGAAGATCGAGTCTGTTTTATTGGATATTTGTAACTCGGTCAGCGCTGATAGCATCAAGACTAGTCATGGTACTGTGATGCGGAAGTTGAATGAAAAGTACTACTGCACGGACTGGGATAACTTTTACAAGTTTGTTCTGGACAACGAAGCTCCGCACCTGTTAGAGCGTCGTATCAGTCAGGGTAATTTCAAACAATTCCTGAACGATAACGAGGGAGATGGACTTCCTCCGGGTGTGAACGTCATGCGTGAGTATGGCGTGTCTGTACGAAAAGCAACTGGCAAGTAATTAAATAGAGGTCTATATGGCTAACGACATCATTGCTAATTTGAAGAATCAACTCTCCCAGATTCAGGGTGGGTTGGACGCTGACACTCTTGCAGTCGCAGGCGGTGCTAACGGCGGTACCAAGCGCATCTCCATCAAAGGCGGCGTGTTCCGTAAGATGGCCGGTGGCAAGGAAGTAGGCACGATCGAAGATCGCCACATGAACGTGATCTTTGTGAAGATGGCGCACAACGCTGCCCGTACCTACTACTCTGGCACGTACAAGGAAGGCGAGAAGTCTGCTCCTACGTGCTGGTCGTCTGACGGTAAGGCTCCGGATGCCGACGTTAAGACTCCGCAGGCTTCTGCTTGCGACAAGTGTCAGTTCTCTGTGAAGGGTTCTGGCCAAGGCGGTAGCGGCGCTGCTTGCCGTTTGTCGTGGCGTACTGCTGTTGTTCTGCCGCATGACCCGGCAGGCGATGTGATGCAGTTGGTTCTTCCGGCTACGTCTTGCTTTGGTAAGGAGGACAGCGGCAAGTTCCCGTTCCGCCCGTACATTCAGATGTTGGCTAACAACAATATCTCGGCAGGTCGTGTGGTTACGAAGATGCAGTTCGACACGAAGTCGCCTGTGCCGAAGTTGTTGTTCTCGCCTGTGGCTCCGGTTCCGCAGGAAGACTACGACGCCATCCTGAAGCAGCGTGATTCGGCGGCTGCTGAGACTGCTATCAAGTTGACCGTGTATCAGGCAGATGAAGGTGACGCAGCGGAAGTCGCGCAGTCTGGCGATGAGCCGAAGTTGCGTGAGGCCGCGAAGAAGCCCGAAGTCGTCAACGCTGATGCAGCGGAAGTCGTCAAGAAGTGGGCGAAGAAGTAAGGAGCCGTCATGCCTCGTTCATACAGTTACGAATTTCTGCTCGGCCTGAAGGACGCAGATCCTACTCGTTTGGGAGTGAAACTTGGGAGGCTGTGTGTCGAGGCTAATCTCCCCGCGACATACGTGGCCAAAGCATTGAAGATCTCACGCATGACTGTCTATGCGTGGTTCCGTGGCCAAGGTATCCGTGAGGAGAAGCGTAAGGTTGTTGAAGCCTTTATGACCATTGTGGAGAAAGACATGGAGTCAGGTAGGCTTCCTGCCCCCAACATGATCGATGCCAAACTCTACATCGAGGATATGGTTGGAGGTCAGATTTGATCTGAGTAGTTAGTCATTGGTGTTGGCGGGGGACTGCCACCCCGCCTTTTTTATCTGTGAGCGGTCATGATAAAAGAATTTTACGAGAAAGCATTACCGTCGCAGGGTGTTTACTGTGCCGCAGGTATCGACAAAGAAGGGAAGATTACCAATCGGTTTGCAGAGACACTCAGCGATTTGTTGGACTTGGTAGAAGGACTAAAAGAGGAAAACCAAAATGTATTCGTCGCGTTAAACACGTTCAACGGCTATAGCCGTCGTGCCGAAAATGCCATCTACTGCCGGTCGTTCTTTATCGATCTGGACGTAGGCGACAACGCAAAGAAGTACCGTAGCAAGGACGAGGCTCTTGCTGCGCTGAATGACTTTGTTGATATGGTCGGACTGCCTCCACCAGTCAAGGTGGATTCAGGCGGTGGCGTCCATGCGTATTGGCTTTTTGACCGAGACATTCCTACCGAGGAGTGGAAGCCGTATGCACTGAAGTTCAAGCAACTGTGCTTAGACCACATCAAGATTGACCCGGCAGTAACGGCCGATGCTGCACGTATCTTGCGCTGTCCCCAAACAGTTAATTACAAGAACGAGCCAATCGAAACTAAGCTGCTGGATCACGATTTTGGGCAGTACAGTTTTGAAGACTTCAAGGACTTTCTGGGTGTTATTGCGCCGGATACTACAAGTCTTTTGGATATGTTTCCGAAAGGTCTCGACGAGGACACCAAGAAGATTGCTCGTCTGGATAACTACGAGACGACGTTCCAAAACATTGCTGAGAAGAGTCTGGGCGATGAGGGCTGCGCTCAGATCAAGCACATTCTCGTCAATGCTGCCACGTTGGAAGAACCACTGTGGTATGCGGGGTTATCAATCGCACGGCACTGCACCGATTGGGAAAGTGCTATCCATTTGATGTCAGAGGATCACCCCGGTTACAACTATGAAACAACTGTTAAAAAGGCTAATCAGGCATTTGGCAAGCCCTTCTCCTGCGACAAGTTCGACCAACTCAACCCCGGTGGCTGTGACGGTTGCCCACTACGAGGAAAGGTTACAAACCCACTTGCTATCGGAAAGCGGCTCCTTGAAGCCCCGACACAAGAAGTGTCCGAGGAGGACACAGTTCGGATCACGGAGAATCCCGAAGAGGTTCCAACATTCCCTGCCTTCCTGAAGCCCTACACCCGTGGCAAGAACGGCGGCGTTTATTTTGTGCCGCCACCAAAGGTGGATGAGGAAGGAGTCAAGATTCAGGACGACCCGGTGTGCTTATCGGTGAATGATTTATTCCCGGTAAAAAGAATGTACAGCACCGCAGACGGCGAATGTCTTTTGATGCGACACTTGATGCAGCACGATCCTATGCGAGAATTCATCCTACCGATGAGTTCGGTGTATGCACTGGATTTGTTTAGGAAGGTATTGAGTAGCCACAGCGTTACTTTCTTGCCGACTCATATCACTCACTTACAAAACTACATCATCAAGTGGGATCAATACTTGATGAGTAAACACAAGGCGGAAATCATGCGTATGCAGATGGGATGGACAGAAAACCGTGACGCTTTCGTTATCGGTGGAACTGAGGTAACTCCTAGCGGCGAGGTTGTCAAAGCATCCGCGAGTCCTTTGGTTCGTAACATTTCTAAACTACTTCGACCCACTGGCGAGTATGACTTGTGGAAGCAGTCTGCGAATGCGATGAATGCTCCGGGGTTTGAACTTCATGCCTTTGGTTTGCTGTGCGGGTTTGGCTCACCCTTGATGTACCTGACCCCAACGGCGGGTGTGTGCGTCTCTTTTGCAAGCGCGGAATCAGGCACGGGTAAGACGAGCGCCATGTACTCTGCACTTTCTGTCTGGGGTGACCCGAGAGAACTCAGCGTACTGGATGGCAACGCGACGGATAATGCGTTTGTTGGTCGGTTGCTGAATCTGAAGAACCTGCCGCTTGGTATCGACGAAGCATCCAACGCAGACCCTGAAGCAATCTCCCGTCTGGCTCACCGCATCTCGCAAGGTAAGGCCAAGTTGCGTATGCAGTCCTCGGTCAACGCCGAACGAGACTTGGAGATGACTGCCTCGCTGATTGGAATCTTCACGACTAACTCGCCGCTCTACGACAAGTTGCAGCAACTGAAGGCAAGCCCGGACGGTGAGGTGGCTCGTATCGTTGAGTTCGATGTGAAGCGGCCCCATGCCCTAACCCGCGAGTTGGGTATGCAGATGTTTAACCCATTCCGCTTTAACTATGGGCACGCAGGCCCGGAATTCATCAAGTACTTGTATAAGATTGGCGAGGAGCAGATCAAGAGAAAGATCGAAGCTTGGCAGTACCGATTCCGTGCTGACTTTGGCGACGACGTTAGCCATCGCTTCTACGAGAGTCTAGTTGCTGCTGCTTTCGCAGGCGGCGAGATCGCCAACGAAGCCGGGATCACCAACCTTGATCTGGATCACATCTACCAGAAAGTCTTAACTGACATCATGGACATCCGCGACAACGCGGTGAAGATCGATCCGAGCGACTACAAGACTTTGCTTGGTGAGTTCTGCAACCTGAATCAGTCCACCTTCTTGATCTTCGACGGTGATCGTTTGGTCAACCAGTACGACCCGAGGCAGTTACTTGGCCGCATCGAGTCGGATACTAAAATGTATTACGTATCCCGTACGGAGTTTAAGAAGTTCTTGTCTACCCGTGGCATCAGCGTACGTAAGTTTGAACACGTTATGACCACGCAGGGACTTCTGGTCAACACCGAGAAGAAGCGTCTTGGTGCAGGGTGGAAGGGCGGCTCAAGTTTCCATCCGGTGTGGGTATACTCGTTCAAGGATGAGAATGTAGAGAATCTGGTGAATGAACTTACAAAGGCTTGAGGAACCGGAGTGGCTGTTCCCGTTTGACTTCATGCAGATTGGGGACAGTTTCTTCGTGCCTACTCTCAAGCCAGCCGAGATGATCTACAAAGTAGATACGTCGGCAAAGAAAGCCAAGATCAGAGTCAAGGTGTACCCGTCTGCAAAGGACGGGTGTCTTGGTGTCCGGGTCTGGAGAGTAACCTAGGGGTTCACGCCGTACTGACGGAACGTCTCGATCATGCCTCGCTTGATGTAGTTCTGCTCCAAGTCGATCTGATCGATGATGTCTCGTTTCTGTTTCGGCGTGTACTCGGTATTACTCTGCACAGCGTTACGGAACGAACGTAGATCACGCAGCCGATTGTTGATCTGCTTGTTGTAGATATAGATGATTGCCTTGTCGTTCGGGTTGCGTTCCATGTAACGACGTAGCGGTGCTACGTCACCATTTAGTTTGGCAAGGTTCTCCAACGAGCGCAGGGCGTCGGCCTTGTCCTTGATCTTGCTCTCTACCTGTGCAAACTCACGGGCGTCATAGTTCGACTTACGACCCACGAAGCTACTGAACAGGACGAGATCTGCCTTGGCGTCAAAGTCTTTCTGGCCAGAAGCCGTAAGTCCGATGCCGTAGGCACTATGAGCAATTCTTGAAATACCGTCTAAGTAATTATTAGTCCAGAAGTACAGAGTGTTGGGCTGAACCTGCTGCTCACCGTTCGTGAACCTGAAGATGCCTTCAGCCATCGTCTTGTAGAGTTCAGGCACGTTCTTGCCACCAGTGAAAGCCTCACCGTACTTCGTGGCTCGATTGTTGTAGATCTCACGGCCAAGGCCGTCCACGTTCATGGCGAACTCAACAAACGGACGCGCAGCCGAAGGCACAATGGAGTCCACGATCCACGCCGGGAAGTTCTCCGTGGGGTCGATACGCGACACCGGCAGCGGCATGAACGAGTCCATAGCGATGTTGGTCATGTTCACGGCCATGTCCTTGACCGATGTCTTGCCGAAGGCTGTGCCTGCTACCTGTGCACCGGCAGCGCCGAACGCACCCAGACCGAAGCCCCACGGCAACTGCATGTACCCTTCCTTACCGATGATGTTCAGCGGCAGGCGCAGGTTGCGAGTCCACAAGGCCATGTCATCAGTCTCGACCTTGTTGCGACCGAACTCGTCATCGTCGGACGCCATGTATGCCATAAGATACAGAGTCGCCCCTGCACCCATCAGGCCATACATCATCCCCTTGGCCATGTCTCGCTGCTTAATAAAGTTCTCGCGGTACTGCGCCATAGCCTCCGGGTTGTCACGGATTGACGGCGGGAGCCGTGCCTCAAGGTTCTCTAGCCTCTGGAACAGCGGAGCGATTGAGTCAAACGCACGGACAGCACCCGTCGCAGCGGGACGGAAGAACATGAACAGCGCACCTGCCTGCTTACCGTACTCACCAACCTGTTCGAAGTTGGCTAGGTTCTTGGCATAGGCAGCGGCTTCCTGACGAGCTTGAGGTTCAGTCAGTCCTCGTGCCAGAGCATTGCTCTTGGCCACAGAGTAAGCGGCAGCGCGGCTAGTGAACTCAAACGAGTCTGCCCAGATATCGACCCACTTGTTGATCTGGTCGGACGTACGGGCGTACTTCTGGTTGCCGATGCTCTTGGCCAACTCTTCCTTCTGACCTTGCAGAGCCAGACCTTGTACGTACGACACCCGGCCACCCTCTTGCAGGTACTCGTAGATGTTGCGTACGTCTTGGTCTTTCTTGGCCAAAGCTTCAATTTCATCGACCCGGCCCTCGGCATACATCTTTGCGATGCGACCCGTCTTGGCCATACCCATCTTGCCGATCTGCACAGCCACCGCGCCGATGTAATCGAACGCAGCTTTCGGACCCATTTCTGCGCCCATCGTGAAAGCATTGGTTAGCGCATCGCGGACGAAGTTGTACGGGTAGAACGCCGGGTTGTACCGAGTGTGGAAGTGGCCGATGCCGCTTGTGATCTTGTTGGCAAACTCGATGAACGGGCTTGGCGTCTGGTAGGCACGGCGAATAGCATCGCGCATTACCTTGTCGTTGATCGAGTAGACCTCGATGTTACCTTCCTTCGTGTAGTGGAAGATCTTGTTTTCGCCACGGTACTCAGAAGGATCGAAACCCTTATATCGATCCTCGAACTTGATGACCTTGGGATTCTTGCTGCCGCGAATGTACTTCTTGTCAATGAGATTCTTAATGGCCTGCGTAACACCGCTACGCCCGGCCCGCATCGCAGACTTGGTGCCATCTGCCAGCAACTGCAAAACGACGTTATCGGAGTCAGATTCACGGCCTTCAAACGCTTGGGCGGCTTCCGACAACTCTCCACCCAGACGGCGACCACCGAGTTCAAATCGCTCGTCACCCTCGCTAACGTCAGTTTCCTTGGGCGGCTTACCCTTGAACGGCACGTAATGCTGATAGCCGTAGAAATCGACGATGTTATCCACCGGCTGCGACCAGTAGTTTGCCTGCCGATCCAGCATCTTGGAGTTTTCTTTAATCTGCTCCATCGCGGCCAGCATTTCTTGCAGCGGCTGAGCCGTAGCCGGGTTGTTGGAGTCAGCGTCAAAGTCCTTCTTGATGTCGTCGATGAGAGTCTTATTCATCGTACCGATGACGTTGTACTCCGGGGCGTTCTCATCAAGAGACATCGTACCCGGCTTAACTTTTACGGTGCTGGCCCCGTTACGGTCTTTGTACTTGGCTACAAGTTGTTCTAATACATCGCGGTACTGTTTGGCCTTACCGTTGCTGACCAGATCCTTTGATTTATGTAACTCACGCAGGATGAACTCGCGGAGCATCGCAGGGGTGCCTTCAACACCAAGCACGGCGCTTTTAACTTTAGTCGTGTTGTTCAGCGGCACGTTCATCAGATACTTCACATGCCTACGCTCTGGCTCGTGCAGCGCGGTCAGATACATATTCAAGCGGCCTAACGCCTGATCGACATTGATACCCTTGGCGTCGGCATAGTTTCTGATTGACTTGTGAACGTCGTCGTAATGACGCTGCATATACTGCGTCATGTTGTGGAAAGCCTTACCAGACGACAGGGCAATCAAGTCATAGATGTTGTTGGCGTTCTCGCCGTCGTAACGAATCAACCCTGCACGGCGCAACTGTTCTTGCAGCCACACCAACGGGCGACGGTCGTTCTGGAATTTACGTGCCAGCCACTCGTAGCCGTCTTGACCACTCATGAAGTTGGCCAGTTTCTTTACGGTGCTAGGCTTGTCGTACTTTTCTGCATCGCGCTCTGCGGACTTTCGATAAGCTTCATCCGCAGTCATTTGCGTGGTTGGAGCGACTATTACTGCCCCACGAGCACGACCTTTACGGGCAGGCAAAGGAGCCACATCAATACCCTTCTCAGGAGTCGAGAGGATGTACTGAAGCGCCTGCGATGCCTCAAGCAGAAGGTTGCCTTGGTAGCCAGCCTCACCCGGAAGCATACGGCTCATGCCGGGGACTTGGGCAGTTTCATCCAGCATCCGCGCTTTCGTGCCTTTGCGCGAGTCAATACCGAACATCCGAGCAAGGGCTTCTGTGAATTGGTTCCACAGACTAGTTACCCGCTTGGTGTACTTGCCAAGGTTAGGCCGCGAGATCTTGGACAGTTCGCGTTGCAGATCTTTGTTCGTAGCCACGCCGCTAACGAACTCGTAGACGTTTTCAAAGTCGTTGCGATAGCGACCGCCAAGACGCTTCTTGGCCTCGGTAAAGATCTTTATCATCTGATCCGCAGCATCTCGCTGCGTTTCAGTCAGGCTGTCAGGCTGCGTCTCGTATGCACGAAGTACTTTGACGGTGGCTGCGTGTACTGCCTCGTGTAGAACAATCTTTTTGGAAAGTCCGTCACGGGTAAAGTAGAACGTGTTGGTCTGCGGGTCATACTCCGCCAGTTTGTTTTCTTGGCGAAGACGGGTAAATACGTTCGGGTCCGCGTTGTTATCGCCTTCGATCTGTACGGCAGAATCTGCAAAGCTGATACGACCAAGTGTCTCCGTCAGGCCCGACAGCACTTCATAGGCAGCGATATTGGCACGACGCTTTTCATCCTTATCTACGCGCCCCATGCCGATGGTCGGCTTACCCTTGGCTTCAGCTTGCTTCCTGCTAACTATCTCATCAGCAATTTCTTCCTGAAGTTGGTCTTCCGCCTGCTCCGGTGCAGCCCTTTGCGTTCTAAGTACTTCTTGTCCCGGCTGAGCCTGAAGCTCACGCGCACCTTCGGCAGCGGATACACCCAAGAAGTCAATTACGTTATTGATACCTTTACGCAGTGCGGATTCAAACTGTGCAGTAACAGGCTGTACTTTTTCTTCCGCAGTCAAGCCACCCGCATCTTCACGGGCAGCGCGGCGCTGAGCCTCGGCTTCTGTGCCTTCCAACTCCGCATCAATTTCTTCTTTGCTCTTGAACGGCTGAGTTTGCTGTTCAGTCAGCGTAGAAAGAAAGTTAAGTTTGTTCCGTAAAGAAACTATTTTAGCGTCAAGATTAGCTTCTTTCTTTAGGTAATTTTTAGTTTTGTTTGCTGGTAGTTTGTCAAGCGCCTCATATGTACGCTCTAATTTAGTCGTTAAATTAAGTAGGTCAGTAACGGTATCTTCGTCAACCTGTTCAGGCAGCATGGTGCGAAGATTGTTCAGATTGGCCGTGACTTCATTCAGTTGTACACGACGCTGCTCTTTGCGCTCAGCAACCTCCGCCTTGACAGCAGCTAATCTAGTCTTGCGTGTTTCTTTCTTTAGTGGAGGCTGGCCTGCTTCTTCTCCTGCAACAGACTCATCAGGAGGAAGTGGAGCACCCCCCAGTCCTGCACGTTCAGTGTCTGTAAGGTCGGGTCCTGCGGTAGTGAGTCCTGATGGAGGCACACCAGCGCCTCCTGTAACTGCTCCAGTGTCAACCGGCTCAGTACTGATTCCTGCAACAGATTCATCTGCGATTTCTCCTTCGGTAGGAGTAGTAGTGGGGGTCGCAGCCGTTGTTTCAACGGTGCTAGGAGCAGTGACTTGAGGGGCGGCAGCAGCATCGGCTGCTTGGGCTTGTTGTGCCTGCGCCGCTGCAACTTGAGTAACCGTAGGTTCTGTGGTCTCGACAAGATCAGTCTCGCCTTCTTTACCGACGTAAGGAAGAACGTCTACTTCAGGCGGATTGACTTTGAACTTGCCGTCTTTCGACGAAACAACTTTATTCTCACGTAGTTTCTTCATCAAGACCTTGGCTTCCTTGACGGACACGCCCAGATCCTCAACGAGTTTGTTTACGTGATCGCTGACTTTAACTTCGTCGCCTACCTCACGGATGGCGCGTTCAGCATTCATTAACAGTTCATCAGAGACGGCTGCGGCAGGGCGCAGTTCCTTCTCAAGTTTTTCAGCCGGGGTTTCCTCGCCCTTCTCGGCAGCAAGTTTCTCAGCGGCTTCTTTCTTTGCCTTCTCTTCAGCAAAACGTTTCTCGCGGATGGCTTCTTCTGCACGACGCTTTTGATCACGAGTGCTAACAAAACCTGAAGCACCACCAAGGCCACCGCCAAGCAGTACGGCACCAGCACCGGCTTCGATGTATTCAGACTTGGCTTCAGCATCGGTCAGAGACAGGCCAGCCTGCCAACGCTCAACAGCGGTCTGCGCGATTTCTTGCGGAACCTCAAACGCAACACCCTTGGCTATGCCACGAGCAATGCCGCCCTTGAAGGTAAGAGTCTTGTTCTGTATGGCTTCAGCAAGTCTGCCTTCAGCTTCCTTGGCCGCTTTCTCACCGCCCTCTCCAAATAGTTTTCCAACTAACGGGAAGGATTTGAACAGTGGCTGGAAGAACTTAAACCCAACAACGTCGAGTGCAGTTGATGCACCGGCAGCGGCGACAGCCTTGCCAACAGAAGTTTCTTCAGCCTGACGACCCTCGGCCAGAGCACGTTCTTGCTCCTCTGCCTGCCGAATAAGATTCGAAGTTGTGTACTGCGTACCAAGTGTGGCAACGCCACCGACCGGACCCGTGGCCAACGCAGCGGCACCCGGCGCAACCAACGCACCGACAGAAGAGCCAGCAACTTGCTTAGCCCAGTCAATCGCAGACGGAAGGTCTTGGATGTCAGCAAATGAAGTCTTGGCGAGTTCGTCTCCACCAGCCACTTCAAGCAGTTCTTTACGAGCCGCAGCCTTTTCTTCAGGAGTTTTGGCCGCAGCAAATCTAGCCGCAGCAGGCGCAGCACCAAGAGTGGCAGCGGATTCCTTCACGGACTCGACAAAGCCAGCCTGCTGTTTGCCGCCTACTCCCTGCCGAAGAGCAAGTTGTCTACGAATAGCAGCAATAACTTGCTCACGAGTAGCCCCTGCCGGACCATCGATACTGTAAGTTCTACCGTCTGGTCCAGTAATCTGGTAAGTAGGCATTTTTACTTAATTTCCAAATTGCCCCAGCGTCCTTCGTCGCCTTGTGCTGCACCGCCAAACATACCAAACGGGTTTTTAGCAGCTTCAGATTGGGCTTTGTATTTTGCCTCTAGTTCCGCTTCCAGTATACGCACATCGATACCACGTATGTCAGCCAGAAGTTTCATAGCTGCATCGCGTTCTTTTTTCGTTTTGGCAAATACAATCCTCTTCTTGAGGTCTTCCTCAACTCTGCCGCCACGATCACTGCTGGCAGCAATCTGCTCACGTTGTAGCTGCGTAGTAACACCAAACCGTTCGGCTTCCGTCTTGGTGTCGGCAATCTTACTTTCTATGCCGCGAATTTCTTTTCTAGTTTCACGTTCAAAGTCGATGTCACGGTCGATCTGACCTTCACGACGCTGCTGCTGATAACGCTGCAAGGACATGACTTTATCTTCCAGATCATTCTGAAGGGCACGATATTCCTTGTTGATATCGCCCAGCATCTTGCCGCCTTCACCAGCGCCTTCAGCCAAAGCACCCAAGAAAGTAGCGCCCGGACGAGACGCAGCAGCAGCCATCTTGAATCCAGCCTGCGCCAGAGCAAGGTAAGCATCGCGCTTCTTGTCGCCAGATAGACCATCAATTCGCTCTTGAATCTTCTTCAACTGAGTCGGAGTCATGTCCTCAATGCCAGCGGCACGGTAACGAGCCTCACGATCTTCAGGCTTAGCGTCACGAAGTTCTTTGACTTGCTGCTCAAGCAACTTAACGCCCTCGTTGGCCGTGGCGAGACTCATACCAGCACCGGGCATACGAGCGCCTTGCTGATCTCCAAACATTCCAGCTAATGAAATAAAATTTCTATCCTCTGCGGGGGTTCTTGGCCCACCTCTTTTTGGCGGTCCCTTTGATGCAGCGGCAGCGGCAGCCGGGTTTACTGAAGCAGCAGCGGCAGCGGGAACTGTGTCCGGAGCAGGCGCAGATTTACCAAGATGCGGACGGCTTTTTTCTACACTGGCTCGCATCATCGCGCCAATATCTCGTGGTTCAGGAGGAGCCATGCTTTGCTCGTTACCTGTCACCATGCGTCGAAGTTGGCCGCGCAGAATCGTAGCTTTGTTAAAGTCGCCTGATTGTTCTGCTTCGCTGATAAGTTCAAGAAGTTGTTTCTTAGCAGCCTCAATCGGAGTGCCGCCCTCTTGGAACGCAACGATGCCGCCCTCTGCAAACTGAGCACGCTCCATGACAGGAGCCGGTAGATTGGCAATACCCTGCTCACGATTCGGCGGCGGAGCCATAGGCGCAGCAATACCTTGACGGGACTGAGCATCGATATCTTGGGCCACCGTGGACTGCGGAGGCTGAGCGTTGCCCCCTTGCTGACCTGCGCTCTTGAGGCGCTGATACTTCATGACCAGACCAGCAAGGCGGGGATCTGCCCCCATCGACATCAGGAACTGCGGCACCTGCTCGGGAGGGATCTTCTTCTCCGAGATGAACTTTTCCGTGGCTGCAACACGAGGATCGAGTGCATTCAGACCTGAAATATCCATGATGGCTTAACCCTTCATTGCGCCATAAATACCGGCGAGGCCGGTGCCAGCACCGATCAACTGACCCATCGCGCTTGGCGGGGCTTGGTATAGCGATGATATCGCGCCCTGTGCCGGGGTACCACGCAGGATATCCGACATGAAGCCAAGCTGTGCGTACGGGTAACGCTGACGAGCCATAAAGTCTTGGTACTGCTGCTCCAGACGCTGTTGCTCCAGAGCCTGAAGTTGAGCACCCGCACCCATCTGCGCCTGATTGACTGCCTGCTGCTGGCCAAACTGAGTCTGACCCAACTGACCAAGAGCACCTGCCGCAGCCAACTGTTGCTGAATACCCTGCAAGCCAAGGTTCGCACCGAACTGGCGAGACTGATCCGCAAGCTGCGCTCCTTGCAAGCCAAACTGCGCCATCTGGCCACGCTGACCAAGAGCCTGCTGCTGAGCCTGAAGTTGTGCGGCCTGATTAAGCTGCTGAGATTGCAAGCCTGTCTGGGCACCCAACTGCTGCGTACCAAGCAACGCTTGGAGATTCGCCTGACCTGAAGTAAGTCCTGCCTGCTGATTGGCAAGCTGCGACTGCATACCCTGCTGAGCGATGAACTGACGACGAGCCTGTTCCGCAGCGAGATTCTGCTGACCGACGTTGAAGCCCATCTGCTGATTAGCGAGGGCAGCCTGCATCGCTTGTTGTGCGCCAAGACCCTGAGTCTGCAACTGAGCAGCCAAGTTCTGTTGACCCGTAGTAAGTCCCGCTTGCTGGTTAGCCAACGCAGCCTGAAGACCCGCTTGAGTGCCTAACTGCTGAACGCCGAGTCGAGCCGCCAGATTCTGCTGACCCGTGGTAAGACCCGCAGCCTGATTAAGCTGCTGAGCCTGCATAAGAGCCGCACGATCTGCACCGAACTGCTGCTGTGCCTGTTGGAAGGCTTGCTGACGACCTGTGGCTTCGATATCTCCAAGGCGATCCTGCAACCCACGACGGGCTTCAGCTTGAAGCAACGCTTCACGAGTACCACCTTTAGCACCCGCACGAGCAGCCGCAGCACCCATACCGGGCAACTGACGAGCATAGTCTTGGACAGCGGCTTGTTTCTGCTGCTCCACCACATCCTGCATGTAGGGAGACATGTATTCACGAGCCTGACCAATGCCAAACTTGTCAGCCTGAACCCGCTCCGCAGGACCCATTTGGTACTGTTCTAGCCCACCAATGCCGACTCGCTCCGGGCCGCCCATCTGAAACTGTTGCAAATCAGGAGCACTGACTGCCCCCGGTCCACGCATCGACAACTCACCGTAGCCTGTACCCTGAACTTGCTGCGGCTGCGCCATCTGGAACTGCTGCAACTGCGGAGCCTGCGTCGTGGTGTACGACAAGTCCATCGGCTGATAGAACTGACGCTCCTGCATCGGCTGGTACGACCCGGCCAACTGCTGTGCCTGCAACCCGGCAAGTCCTGCAAACCCTGTAGCCTGACCAATCTGACTGGCTGGACCCATTCCACCGATGTTTTGATAGGCTTGCTGCTGAAGCGGGTTGAGTCCCGCCATGCGCTGACCGCCGTACTCTTGGTACGGTTGGCCATAAGTAAGCTTCTCTGCCTCACCGAGTACACGGGTGGCATACGGTTTCGCCCAATCCGGTATCGTGGTTTGGGTAATTGTTTGTTGGGTAGGTGCTGAACTACCGCCGCCACCACTGCTCATAGTGAACCCTCGTCAAAAAATTTTTCGAACACGACGGTCTTAACCGCATAGCCACGCTTTTTGACATGTGGCTCCCAGCCGGGGCGACCAAAGAACTCGATTCCTGCACAGCCAGCATCACGGGCAAACCGGTCAGCCTTCTCGTGCATGGAATCTTCCACGTATCTCATGTGATTCGGATTCATCGCGCAGTATTGGATGACGAACATCTTGCTCTGCGGATACTGTTTGATTTCCGTAATCACATAGCCGTGAATTTCTTGAGTGTCAGGGTCAAACACGACCCACAACTGCATCTGCCCGGTCAATACAAAACGGACAATATCATCCACGCTGGAACGACCCTTCGTCCAACTCTCAGACTCCTGAAGGAATCGAAGCAACGGCGCGACCATGTAACTGATCTGACCGTATGGGATTAAAGAGATGTCGAGATTCATCAAGCGTTCCAGAGACCGTTATTCCACGAATACGAAGAAGACGGATTTTGTTTCATCTGTTGCAGTTGAGCCGCTCTTTGAGCTTCAGCCGTTTTCGCCATTTCCATTTGTGCAAGAAGTTGAGGATTTTGCTGTTGTAGTGGACCAAAACCACTAGGAGATGGCGACGACGGATAAGGCACGGAACCACTCATCCCACCCATCAAACTACCAAGCCCACCGCTGTAATTGGGTTCTGGCATGACTGCTCTTGTGGCTTCGACGGGTGGACCGAAAGAATCAATCCGCATATCAGAGTAATTCACGGGCGGAGCGCGAGTAGGATACTCACTAGGCGTCCGAAACTGCATATCACTCATTCCCATATCACCTATTCGCATATCCGGCATAGGACCAACCGGATACTCTCTACGCGGCATTACAGCGGGGCGAGCCATAGGAGGCGTATCAGGCATGACCCTTTGCTGAATTGGAGTAGGTCCAGACACATACCGCATTTCATCTACGGGCGGTGCTCTCTCAATAGGCGAACCCGGCGAATACGGACGAGCGTAAGCATTGCCGCCACGCATACCACCAAGCCCGTACTCCATGCGAGGCTGCGTAAACGCCTGCTGATAGAACGACGGCTGCGAAGGCGGCATATAAACAGACGGCTGCTGTTGATACGGATTTTGGGCGGAAGGAAAACCCCCCTTTCCACCCGGCGCAGGTGCGCTGCCGTAACCGTTCTGCTGCGAGGCAGGAGAGTCGATTTTGACTTGATTGCCGCCACCGGTCGCGCCGGTTGAATAGATTGGTGTAGCAGTAAGTGGTGCGCCGCCGCCTGAACTCATGATTATTTCCTCGGGAGATATCGCTCTGCTTTAACAGCCGGGGCTTGTTTGGTGCGCCCAGTGCGTGCCCTACGAATATTATCCATCATTTTGTAAAGTTTGCGCGAACCGGCTTCGGACGAACCGTTGCCAAGGTGCGAGACAACATCAGCAGGAACGACGAATTCGCCGTCAGCTAACCGAGCCGGTTGACGACCTTTACGGCCACGAATCTCGGCAGGGATGTTGTCTGACATGCCATCGCCCGGACCACGCAGCATACGACCGCCGTCAGAGTATCCACCCAACGAGCCGCCGCCAGAATACATGTTATTGAACTCGCCAAAGTTCTCCATGTAGTTCTGCATACCGTAGTCTTCCATGCCTGATTTAGACATGTTGCCCATACCGCCCATACCACCGGTCATGCTCAGATACGGGTTGTCGTACATTGGGTCAGCAAACTGATTGATATCGGTCAGGTTACCGGTCGGCATATCACCGATACCGCTCTGTGCGCCAATATCCATCCCAGCGTTACCACCGTATCCCGGCAACTGCGTGTAGTCGAGATTGTTAAAGTCCGGCGTGTACCCTTCAACAAACGGATTCGCTACACCGCCCATGCGAGTGGTGTTGAAGTTCTGGTTCTGGTTAGCACCCATGCCTGCATTGCCGCCGTTGTAATTACGCAACGCATTCTCAACATCTTCTCTATTAATGTTGAACTGATTGAGCATGTCCCAGTCGATATCTTGATCCCAGCCGGGTTTTGGACCGTCTCTCTTAGGTTCGTCCTTCTTGGGTTCATCCTTCTTTGGCTCATCCTTCTTCGGTTCATCCTTGGGAGGAGGTGGCGGAGGAGCCACGTAAGTCGGAGAAGTCTTAGGCGCGTTAGGCCCAGACGTAGCGACAAACTTGTTCAGGTCAGTCATGTACTGCTGAAGCGCCGCGTTCTGTTGAGGTGCCTGCGGGGGAGCCAAGAGGCTCTGATAGTAGCTCTTTAGGTCTTGTTGTGGCTGCGGAGCAACATCGCCACCCTCGGCATAACCCGGCAGACCGGGGTACTTCTTAACGTACTCACCGCCAAGGAAGCCCTTCTCCGGGTCATATCCCTGAGAAATGTAATACAGGTTCTCTTCATCCGAACCCTTCGGCGGTTTGTACTCAGGAGTCATGGCGTTAGCCACACCCATGCCAAGGCCAGCCACGCCAGTAGTGCCGAGAGTTGACCCCAGACCCTTCGCCGCAGCGCCGATGCCAGCATCGCCAAGTGCCTTAACACCGCCCAGAATGTTGGAGCCGTAGGTCTTGACTCCTTGTTCTGCTGCCTGCTTCGCAGCGCCGGTAAGTGCAGCCTTGGCACCCTCACCGCCCAAAGTCTGTTGCAATGCAATTTTGTCCGCACCGGCTTTAGCCAGAGTGCCTGCACCCGCAAGACCGCCAGCCAGACCCGCGCCGCCGTACGCGCCAAGACCCGCCATCAAGCCCTTGCCAAGATCACCCGTACGGATAGTCTCGCCAGCACCGACAAGGCCAGCCGCCGCAAGGGGGCCAACACCGGGAATAAATGACAAGCCGATACCGAGCAGCGTCGGGAGCAACTTCTTGAGGAAGGATGCTTCGTATAGTCCCGTTTCGGGATTGATAGATAGGCTACCACCAGCCGCCATAGCAAGGCTCTGCAACCCTTGGACTTCCTCGGGAGCCATGTGGATAAGCATCGAGTCCCCGTTCCGACCTTGGGAAGAGAGAAGGGAGGCGATGCCGCCTGAAGGATAATTCACATTCATACTTCCCCCACGGGGTCAAGTTTTACGAATAGTATCACTGCTAGGCCTCGTAATTCGATACCCAGTTGACAGTCAGGATGATCGATGGGATGGCTGGAATATTGCCACTTGCCGCTACGTAAGGGATGACTACGTTAGTGTCAGCAGCCTCCCAAGCCAACTCAAAATAGTCATTGGCTTCCAATACCAACATAAAATTCCAAGCGGCCACGATCTCGTTGTTGGGGCCGTCAATGACAATCTTGGTAGCCGAGTCCGGCAGATTGACTC